TGTCGTCGGCGGCTTCCTTGACCTCAGTCTGGGCATCCTCCGCCTTCTTGGACTCCGTAACGGCCACGTCGCTGAAAACGCCCATCGCGCTCTGCAGGGCAACCACCGCGTCCGCCGATAGCCCCAGCTTTTCCGCCAGTGCGTCCGCGTCCGCGATGCCCCATTCCCATCCGCCGTCCTCTCCCTGGCGAATGGTGGCGATGATTTTGCCGCTGCTGTCCAGGATATTGCCGTTTTCGTCGGCCATATCCTCCATCAGCCCGAGCAGGCCCCTTCCGGCGCTGCCTGCGTCGTCAAAAGCGGGCGCGATTTCCGCGGCGTGGGCCGCGATTTCCGCGGCGTCCCGGCCCATCGCGTCCAGAACCTCGGGGCCGAACAAAAACTCCGCGCTGGCCCAAAAGGCGTTGCTGTTGACCCGGCCTGCGTCGATCTCCTGCTGAAGGGTCTTAAAGGCGCTGGCATAGCTCTGGAAAACGTCGTCCTTTTCTTCCTCCTTCATGGAGTCGGTAAAGGCGTCCCGCGCTTTCCTCGCGCCGTCCAGCGCGTCGGCGACCTCGCTTGCGGCGGCGGCATTTTCTGCTTCCGCATAAGTGTTTTCTTGGAGTGCGTCCGTGTTCTCATCAGCAGAAGCAGTGCTCTTTTTATAGTCTTTTTCGAGCCAATCGAAGAAATCGAGGTCTGTCGCTCCCTCTTTGGCAAGCCCCTTCCAATGGTCGAAAAGGATTTTTGCCTGTTCGGTGCTGAGTTCCAGATCTTCTACGATTCCATTCCACCAAAAGTAGCCTTCGCCCTTGTAACTTCCGATTCGCTCGGCATTTCCTCCGAGATAGCGCACAAGGGTGGTGAGTCCGGTTGTCGCCATATTGAGGTAATCCAGGACATTTTTTACTGCCTTTGTCGTCCCGAAAGTGGCAAGGAGTTCAGTCCAGGAGTTTTTCAGGATGTTGACCTTGGCGTTCCAGGTTTCCAACATCCTCTGGACTTCTTTGTCGGCGCTTCCCGCAGCGTCTTCGACCTTTACCAGCATTTCTTCGTAGGTCTCAAACCCGTTTACGAGGGTCATAAGCTGGTTGACCCGGAGCTTCCCGCCGAGACTGTTCAAAAGGTCGAACATCTCCTGCTGGGTCATCAGCCCGTCTCTTGCCGCCTGGGCCAGGGACGCGATGGCCTCCATCGGGTTTACGATCTCGCCGGTGGCTCTCGCGGCCTCCACTGCGGCAGGCGCATATTTCTCCAGGAGCCCATACAGGGATTTTACGGATTCTTCTGTGACCTCAACGCCGTCCTCGATCTCCGCGCCAACCTGTTTGGTGATGTTCAGGATCAAAGAGCGCAGCGCCGTTGCCGCCTTGCGCCCGCTCTCCTGGGTTCTTGCGGTGATGGTGCCGAGAGCAGCCATCGTCTGCTCCATAGACATGCCCGCCATGGCTGCGGTGCTGGCTACGATGGGAAGGCCCTCGGAGATCTTTGCGATGCTGGTGGCATAGTTGTTTTCGATGACGTTGGCTTCGTCGATGACTTTGCTCAGACTTTGGATGTTGCCGCCGAATTTCCAGGCGGCATCGGCGGACAGCAGAAATTGCGAGGCAACGGTAGAGCTAACGTCTCCGACGAGCTCCAGCTTGGTTGAAAGCTCCGCCAAATCTGTTGCGTTTTCGTAGCCCGCCTTGGCCCATTGCGCTGTGCTGGAGAGATAACTCGTCACGCCGACGCCGTATTTGGAGGCGGTGCCATAGGCTGCTTCATTGATCTGCGCGAGTTGCGCATCCGAGTAGTTGGAGACCTTGGCGATGTTCGCCATCTCCTGGTCTACTTCGCGCATGGTCGTAAGCGCTTCCTGGAACTGCTGCTTGATTAGATTAATCGCCTTTACGGCAGCCAGTTTCCCCAGCGTCAAAACGAATGACCCCGCCGCGGTGTTGGCTCTCTGAAGGGCGCTCTCCTGCTGAAGCATGACCCTGTTGGTCTTCTCGGCTTCCGTCCTTGTACGCTCTTCCTGGGTGGCGAGCTTCGTATTGGCCTGGGCGGTCTTTTCCCGCTGCTGCGCGGTCTTTTGCTCCTCGGTTCGCGTCTTTTCGGCCTGCGTCAGTGTTTTTTGGCGCTCCCGATTGAGTTTCGCCTCTTCCTGAACAACCTTCGCCGCTTCAACCGCCGAAGCGTTATACTGCTTTTGGAGCTCCGCCTCGGCCTTTTTCTGTTCAGCCGCCGCCCGCGCACCTGCGCTTTGTGCCTTCTGAAGCTCTGCCTGGGCTTTGATATAGCGGGCCTGGGCATTAAGAGCGGAGGTCAACTGCTTGTCGATGTTCTGAACCCCGCTGATGTCAAAAGTCAGCTTATAGGGCGTCTTGGAAAGCGCACTTGCGGCCTCGTCGATCTTATTGAGGGAAAGCAGCGCCTCCGCCTCATTTGTTTTTACGCTGAGTGTAATCTCGTTAGCCATTCTTTCCTCCCAAGCGCTCTATTCTTCTGAACTCTCCTGGCTCGATTTCGTCCCCCGTAAGCCTTCCCCCTCGGGGGAAGGTGCCCCGAAGGGGCGGATGAGGGGCCGTTCCCCCGTCCCCTCGTAGGGGCGCATCCTGTATGCGCCCGCTCGTCCCTCGTTCCCCGCTGTCATTGCGAGGAGCGCAGCGACGCGGCAATCCGTCCCCCATCCCCCTCGCAAGCACCGCTGTCTTCCTATTCAAAAAAATGCGAAAAAATCTTCTCCCCGTGTTACATGTCTCCCAATTTCCACACTTGTTAGTGAAAAAAAGAAAATTACTTGACCGCAAAGAAAAAATAATCTATAATTTTAAAAAGGAGATTTTACCATGAAAAACAATGCCAATAACAACGGCTCGAACAACGGGTTCACATTTGATGACTTTCTTACCTACACTTTCATCAGCGAACTCGTGGACTCCAGATTGCAGAAAAAGAAAAAGCAACCGGAAAGTGACGAGGTTCCCTTCGGAGCCTGGCTTCTTTCGATAGGAGTAATGATTTTTCTCATTTCTCTTGTTCTGAAAGCCATTTTTTAAACTCCCTATCGCCCTGAAAACGCACCCGCTTCAGCGCCCTTTCAGCACCATAGGGCATTGCCCCTTCCCCGAAATGGGGAAGGGGCTTTTCCTTTAGGATGCAGTAACCGTCACGGTCACGGTGTCGGTGTAGGTCACGCCGGTGCGGGAGTTGGTCACGCTGGCGGTGATGACGGCGGTGCCCGCCGAAACGCCGGTGACAACATTGCCGCTCACGGTGGCAACGCCGGTGGTGCCGCTGGTGATGGTTACGGCGCTCATGTCGCTGATGTTGGTCAGCACGTTATTGACGCTGTACCGAATGGGGAGAGTAACCGTATCGTCCACCACAACGCTGACGCCTGCGCCGAGGCCGACAAAGTACAGTCCGTCCACGTTGGCGGTGGAGCTGTTTTCGCCCAGGAACTCGTCAACGATAAAGCCGTACTGCTGCTTGCCGATGCTGGCGCAATCCCCTTCCTCGATGGCCTGCTCATAGGTCAGGCACATGCCGCTGAGATCGGTGGTGCCGGGAGTCGTCTGGCTGGCGCTGTCCTGAAGCCCGGCGGTGGGGAAGTAATAGGGGAAATAATAGTGACGGATTGCGGCGATAGAGCTTTCCATCACGTCGCTCCCCTGCTTCTTGGCATACAGATTCACGGCGAAATGTGCCCGCACCACTTTGGGCGCGAAGAGGGCCGGGATATCCAGCTCCAGGGCGGAACTGTTCTCCACGAAATACTTCACGCAGTAAGTGCTCCCGTTCACGGCGGTAAAGCCCGCGATAGAGCCGTCGTCGTTGACCTGATAGGCCATGCCGCTGTTGGCTTCCACGGCGGCCTTGTCGCTTCCCGTGGAGGTCAGCACATAGCAGACCACATTATCGCCGCCGAGGGGCGCTACAGCGTTGGAAATGGAGATGGTGGTGCCGCTTGCGGCCACACCGAGCACAACGGGGATCACGCCGTTGCCCTTCACGGTGCCGCCCACGGGGATCGCCATGCTGTTCAGGCTGGTGTCGGCGGTCTGCGCGGTCACGGAGAGCCGCGCGGAATCCGGGATGACCATAATCAGCCCATTGCCGACGCCGCCTTCGATCTCGCCGTTGTTCATGCTGCTGGACAGGCCGAAATTGGTTACATACTGGCTGTAAAGCAGCAGATTATCCGTTGCAGGATCGAAAAACTCCACGTTGACAATGCCCTTGCTGAAAAGGGCTTCCTTCTTGTAAGAGTCCATTTGATTCACTCCTTATTGTCTGATATCTGGAGCCGCTGTTATATGGCGGCTTCCGTCTGTCGCGGGGTCCCAAGCAGGCCGCCGGACTGGCGATCCAGTTCGTCCACGCTCGTAAAATCTCCCGGCAACTCCGCTCTCCGGTCAAATTTCCACGTCGGATAGGGATTCCCGTTTTTGAATTTTACAAAGCCGGTTGCCTCTGCCTGCGCGTAGATTTGATAGCGCAGCCGCCTGTCAATGGCCTCTTGTGCCCCCATAAATTCTTTGATCGGCCACGTCCAAACCTCCCGTTCCCGTACTCCGCTGGCGCTCGCTACGCTTTGCACCAGTTTTTCCAGGTCAAAAACGATCCCGAGGTTGCTCTGCGCTCTGGTATATTCCAAAGCCTTCACAAGCTCCGGGTTCCAGTTCTCGTCCGGGATATCGTAGCCGTTTTGAGCCGCGAGGATTTGCCGGATTTCCCCCATCTGCATGGGGTTCAGTATGACCGGATTTGCAGGGTCTCCGATCACTACCGCTCTCGTCCGGTTTTGGCCGTCCAGAACGGAGCGCAGAGGAAATACGTCCTTCCCGCTTCCCGCATCCCGGAATGGCGTCAACCGCAGCGCCACAGCCAGGACGGACAGCACGGAATTGGCGAATCCGCCTCGTTCCCCTCTTTGGGCCGCATCCTCGTCCAATGCCTCCAGACAGTGATACCAGCCAAGTCGCGCCAAAGCGGGCGGCAGGGATGCCTGCATCAGCTCAAAGGCCGGTCTCGCGCTGCTGAACAGCGCATAGTCCTCCACTGTAAGGGGGTAAAGTGTTAAGCCGCCGTAAACAATTCCCTCATAGCGGCGAAGCTCCTTGGTATATCTCTCAACAATGCTCATATTTCTCCTCTGTCCGCATTGGTGATTCCGTTCCTCTCAGGGTTATGGCTTTCCCTCCCCGTCCCCCGCTGTCATTGCGAGGGCCGCAGGCCCGCGGCAATCCGCATCCCCCTCCTTATTCCTCGTCAACAGCCTTTTTCCGCGTATTTTTCTTCCTCGGCGTCCCGGCCTTGACTCTCCGGGCCGCCTTTTCCCGTTCCTGCTGTACCTTAAAACAGGTCTCCCAGCCCTTGCTCAGTCCGCAGGCCCGCGCATTCGGACATTGCGGCTGGTAGGCGCACATAGAATGAATGATGGAGCCGTGATCTCCGAAATCGGGCGTCGGCGCAAGGTCGCAGAGCACTCTTCTGCATTCCTTGGTAAAATAGGCGTGTTTGCAGGCGTAATTATATTCGGCCATGCTCATTCCTCCTCGTCAAATGGGGTCCCTTCTTCTCCCTCATATTCGGAAAAAGCGCCCTCTCCCGGCGCGTCGTAATCCGCGCCATATCCGGTGTCCGCTTTCTGCTGCAAAAGCACGATATCCCGGTTCCGGCATACAATTTTGTACTGGTCGCTTCCCTTTTTCTGGCTGTTGTAATCATCCCGTTCTACGGTGCCCGCAACCAATACGCTGTCTCCCTGTTCAAGGCCACCGGCATAGAGGGCCAGATCGCCCCAAACGTCCACATTGATGTATTTGTTGAAATATCTGCCGTTTTGCCCCTTCAGGGATTCGTAGCAGATCCCGAAATTGGCAACCCGCTTCCCGCTCTGATACTCCCGGTATCTGGCATCCTTCCCCAGGGCGCCCCAAACGACCATGTAATTCCCGTTTTTCAGATAGCCCATCTTTTCCTCCCTTTCGGCTCTCCAAATCCCGTTCTTCTGTTAATGCTCCCACCATCCGCTGGCGAACACGTCAAATCCGGCGTTGGAAAGCGTCTCTGCCAGCGCTTCAAAGCCCCCGCTCCTGGTCTCCACGTCAAATCCTGCGTTTCTCAGCACTTCCGCCAGTTCTTTGTCGGCCCTGCCGGAATTAATGTAAGCGGCCAGCGCCTTATCCATAAACGGGCGCGGCCCCGGCTGCCGGTAATTGCTGTAGCCCTGCTGAACAATATCCGTCTCATAGATTCCTCCGCCACCCTGCAGAATTGTCGTATTGCTGATGGTGAGGCTTTGCCCGGAAACCGATACGCTGAGAGCATCCCTGTCTCCGATCATGTATCTGCGCGAAAGCATGGCCCTTTCTGTCGCGTTGTAACTGTAAACGTCATGAAAGGCATGTTCCGCAATCAAGTCCTCAAGGGATCTCACCGCCGGGCCGTTCAAAAACTGCTCAACCGCGTCGTTGATCTTGGGCTTGATCTCCATGAGATATTCGTCCGCAAGGCCCATTTTCCCTCACCCTTTTACGAAAAGTACGGATTCGGCGCGTCCGCCATCCAGTCGATGTTGGCGTAAATCTTGAATCCGGTGTTCACCCGCTCGTCGTCGATCTTATTCAGGTTGGTCACGCGCATCCCGCCAACTCCCCCAAAGGAGACGCCGTTAATCGCCTCCACCACCGCCTGGGCGATATCATAGCTCCTGGAAACCGCCGTCATGCCTGTGTTGCTCTCCAGCGCATAGTTGCAAGTGATCTTGATAATGATCTGCTGGCGGATATAAATGCCCTTTGCGCTCTCCAGCATCGTTCCGCTTCCGTGGTAGATATGAAGCCGCGTCTGCGCGTCATACTGCGCCTGCTGTGCAAATTCCTGCAAAAAGATCCGGTAGCCTCGCTCTTTGTCCGGCGGATTGGCCGGAAGCAGAGGATTGAATACCAGGTCGCGCACCTGTTCATCTGTCGGAAGTGGCTGGTTCAGCGGCAAATTGCCGTCCCAATAGACCAGTTTCTTGATCCTTGCCCGCGGAAACCGATTGTCGGATGGCGGTATATAACCGTTCCCGTCCGCGGGGTCCATCAAATACCGTCCGATTACATACGGGAGCTGTTCGGCTCCTGCAATCGTATTCCCGGCCACAGCCAGCCGAAATGGATAGTACGGGGAGTCAAATTCCGGCTCCCGCTCCAGCCAGTCATTCCCCATCGGTTTCCCCGCTTCCTTCCTTTCTGGCATTGAGCTCGTTTCCAAGCTCTACGATCTCCTCCAGGTTTTTCCGAAGCGTGTCTGGATCAGAACTCAGCGCCAGCGTCTCGCCCAGCCGGGCGCAGAGGTCGTTCCGCTGCTCCAGCTCATCCCGCACGGCCCCGTAGGAGAGCGTTTCCAGCGCCCGGAAATCGTACAGCAGATCATAGATCTTATCCGCCACATCCCGGTCCCGCTTCATGCGCTCCAACTGATTCATCACATGGCTCCCGGCCCACTCGTCATAGTCAGCCGGAGCCATATAATAGTCCACTTCTTCCTGGTGGCGCTCCCCGTCGGTAATGACCTCCACGGTGCCGCAGGCGAAGTCCTTCCGCAGATACCAGCGGGCCAGCAGACCGTAGAGAAAGAGCTGCCGCAGTTCCCGATTCTCGCAGTAGAGGGGCGGTACACCCTTCCCCAGCTTGTCCGGCTTCTCCTCGGTACACCACTCCGCGATCTGCTTGGTCATTACCCGTTTCATGGTGATCGGCATATAGGTTCTCGCGTTCAGAATGTCCTCTTTTGTCAGAATCACTGCCATTTCCATTCTCCTTTTTTTCTGGCTGATTTCTTTGAAAATACTCGTGCCCGCAGCTCACGCCAGGAGCCAAATCGTATGCGTGATGGTGTTTGCTCCATCCGATGCGGCAATCACAAGCGGCTCCTGCGAGGCACCGAAGCAGCGGATAGAAGCGCTGTTTCCGCTTATTGTCGCTTCATAGGCGCTCCTCGGAGCGCCGGAAAGGGTAAAGGTAATCACCTGCTCCCGGCTGCTCCCTGCGGAATCCACCAGATAAGCCTCCAGCGTAACACTCTCGCCGCCTCTGAGCTGTGTAACCGTAGCTCCGCTTGTGAAGCGGAGGGAGGTTTCATAAGTGTTCTGGATGACAAAAGCCAGGCTTTCGGTGATATCTGGATTCTCCGCAAGAGAAACCTGGATCTCCGCCCTCTGCGCTTCCTGCAAGGAGGCATTTTCTGCCGTAACATAGAAGTGGTTCGGCGTCGCTGCTGGCTCTATGCGGAGATAGTCCGCGCCCGCCGTTACGACGCATTGATAGGTGATCGGCTGCTCTTCGCTGCTCGTTACCGGCGCTCCGTTTCGCAGGCTTTCAAAGGATATCTCCTGCGTAGAGCCCGGATTCATTGTCAGCGTCGCAACCCTCGGCTGGATTTCCCACGAAAAACTGTAATAATCCGCGCATTGCAGCTCGATGCTGTCCTGCTCCAGGGGCTCGGTCCGCTCAATGGTGAAGGTCAGAAGATGCGCAGAATCCTGATCTTCAGTAAATTCCCTTGTGAAATCGTTCAGGCCCCGCATCGCATAGGCAGCTTTCCCCAGGATCAGGCGGCTGTTCTCCGTAAATTCCTTTGTATAGTCGTTGAGTTGGCAGATGCAGGAAATGTAGTTCTTGGAGAGGATCATATTCTCCGATACCTGCGGCGCGTTTCCCTGCGTACTCATCCGGGCAAAGCTCATGGGAATAGAGACGATATTCCCGTAGTAATCCAGCACATTAATTACACTGTTGCAGCGGCGGATCACGCCGCCCCCGATGACGCCTCCCACATTTTGCGGCTTATATACGATCCAGGTATTCCCCTCAAAGGTCATCAAGGCGCCTTGGCCGATATAATTGACGCTGGTGGGTGCGATAATATGGAATTTCTGCCAGTCGTCCAGCATGGTCTCGCCCGTTGTGCTCTGCGCGGCGGGCTGTACGCGGATGCGGATGGGGACGTATTTGTACCAGTCATTCAGGTCGATCCCCTGCGCCTCCGTATCATAGACATTGGATGCCAGCGGGCCGTAAAGGTCGGTATACGCCTCGGTTTCATCGGCAAAGAACTGATAACGCAGTTTGCTCTCGATGCTGTCGCTGTTCTTCGGGCCAAAGGAAAGAGCCGCCCCGCCCAGCATCGCCGCGTTGGAGGCCAGTTTTTTCAGGTCTGCCATGTATTCTGTCCTCCCTTTTCCTCTCGTTCCGTCCCCGTAGGGGGCGGCGCCTCGACGCCCCGTCCGCATCGTAGTGACGGCCATTGGCCGTCCGCGTCCCCCGTCCTTACGGGAATACCAGGTAATTATCCTCGTCGATGTAGTGCAGCCCGGATAGTTACCCGATGCTGATCTTGTTGATGGTGTGCATATAAGCCACCCCCTGCTCGTAAGCCCGCAGGCGCCCGTTCAGCTCCTCGTCCGCCAGGCGCAGCCGCGCGGTATTCGCCTGCGTCATGCTCGCCTCGGACACTGTGGTAAAGGAGCTGTCCCGGATCTTGCTGGTGCGCTCCAGAATGTTGTTGTCGAATCGGTGCTCATAGGCCACATAGATGCAGTTTGCCAAAAGGTCAATCTCTGTGTCAGAGAGCGTCGCCCGGAAGGAACCAGAGCGGTATGCGTCAATAATCAACGTGGTATCTGCCAAAATGGCCTGCCCGGCGGTCAGCGTCCCCGTCTCTCCGTCAAAGGTCGCGCTTACGGAAGTGTAGGTAGGTGTTCCAACCGCATCCTCGCCCAAAATGCCTACAGAGGCGATATCATACCCCGCGAGCTCCTCAAAGGTGCCGAGGTCATCACCTGCCGCCAGGTCATTCTCCGGCGCGAATTGAAAGGTCTCAAAGGCTGGTGCCGCATACTGCGCCAGCCTCGTCATCATTTCCGGCGGGCGGTTAAAGCGCGGCATTGCCGCCCGCATATAGGCCGCCATGCGGTTATAAAAAACCGGGAGGCGGTTATAAAGATCATGGTTCAGGCTCAAATCGTTTTTGATGTAGGTCATCGCCTGCGTCTCGACCTGCTCCCAGGATGTTCCCATTCCGTCCTCCCTTTTTATACGTTTCCCCGCCCATCGTAGGGGGCGGCGCCTCGACGCCCCGCCCCTTACGGGGGCGCATCCTGTATGCGCCCCTCGTCCCCCGTCCCCCACTGTCATTGCGAGGAGCGAAGCGACGTGGCAATCCGCTTCCCCCGTCCCCCCGCAGGGGGCGGATGAGGGGCCGCGCCGCCTCTCACACTTTTGTCAAATACTGCACGTCGATCCGTCCGGTCACGCTGTCATCGTTCTGGTTGATGCTTACCGCCACTTTGGGATAATCCTGCACTTGCTTGACCCAAAGGGTCCGCGCAAGCACCCAGCTCGGAACGGCGCTTCCGCTCCACCACACAGCTCCATCAGCGATCTTTACAGCGTCGCCCACATGGAAGGTAGACTCCCATTCGGGATCGGTGGGGATTCGGATGACCTGCCCTACATAGATGTACCGGGGATTGGCGATATTGTTGATCCGGGCAAGCTCCTGATAAGTCGTCCCATATCTCGCGGCGATTCCGCTCAGTGTGTCGCCCTTCACAACCACATACTCGATGTAGCGATCCCGGACGGCAAACTTCTTATAGATCTCCTCGCCGTGATTCGCACGATTCTGCAAAGCGCTCTCGCTCTGATTTGCGGGTCGCTCATACAACGTACACACAGCGTCAGATGCTTCCTTTACGCTCTTGGCGTTCTTCAGGATGTCCAGACAGCTTTTATACGAATTGACCAGCTCGTGCATGGCAAAGGCGCACTGCATCTTGTAGTCCGAGATAGAGAGCTTCCTCTCTTTGGCAAACGCCAGAAGATTCGCCTTGCGACCGGCGCTTGTCCACTGTGCAAGGCCATACCCTGCGTGGTCTCCGGCGAAGCCCTCATAGCTGCCATTGTCTACGGCCACGGTGTACTCCGTATCAGAGAGCCCAAGGCTCTTCTCATAGCTGTTCTGGAGATTGTCGGAGCGCAGGGCGCTTTCTGTCATAAAATTCCCCAAAAGCCCTGCCGCGCCATAGGCGTTCTCAATCTCACCCATGAAGTAATCCCACATCACATGGGCGTCGTCATCCGTTCCCTCACTGGCGATCCCGGTAAAAACCGGGAAGGGCTCTGTGGGCGCCCCAGGGGCCTCCTGCGGGCTTTTCTTCTTCAGCCCTACACGCTCTGCCATGTAGTCCGCCGCGGCATATCCTGCGGCTTTGGCGAAATCCTCAGACAAGATGATGGGAATATCCGTGGGCGAATCCATGAAACCATGCTCCATCAGCACGGTGGGCATCCTGGTCGCCACGATCACGGTATAGCTCGCCGTGGTTTTCGGGCGGCTCCGATTGCCTCTCAGGCCCGTGGCCTCGATCAGCGCGTCATAGATGCCGTCCCGCCACGAGATGGAGGCCGCGTGATTGGGCGGCGCATAGGCCGTGATGCCGCCGCCATATCCGCCTTTAATCCCGGCGTTGTGGTGAATGCTGTAATAAAGATCAGCGCCCCAGGTGTTCGCGGCATTGGCTCGATCCATCAGTTCAGGATCAGTCTCTCCGGTGCGGTCATCCACGCGGAGGATCTCAAAGCCTTCGTACTCGTTGGCTCTCTCTTCGAGATAGTTCGCTACCCGCTGATTCAGCCACCACTCCCGGTGCTCCTCCGGGTCATATTCTTTCAGAACGCGGCGACCGGGCGTGCCCTTGTAATGTCCCGCGTCGATTGCAAGTTTGAAAGGCATAGACTCCTCCTGTTATCAAAGCTGGATGCCGGGAGAGAAAGGATTTCCAGCGGGATAATCGTCATCGTTAGAGGCGCTTATAGTCGTTCCGTCACTCAAGTTAAAATCATACAAGCCAGCCGAGTAGTGTACGGCTGAAGTTAATGTCCAATAGTTTTCATAAGATCCGTCATCATATTCCTCGTCCGGGTTGACATCCATCAGAGAAACCGCGCCCGGCTTGCGCATGGATTCAAGAGCCTCACCCGCGTTTCCCTCCTCGACATAATGGAACAGCACACTTCCAGCAAGGAACGCATCATAGATCTCTTTGGCGGTTTTATCCGCCTTGGCATACCCATCATCATAGGTGATCTCAACAATCAGCGGACCGGAGGAACCGCTCGTGCCAGCGGAACCGGAATTGTTCATGGGTATAAATCCTCCTGTAGGAGACAGCACATATTCCGTGCCGCCGTTATCGAAAGCGTAACCAACGCTCCCGGCGGGGTACTGGCTGGCAAGCGCGTTCAACTCGTCCAGCGTGTCCGCGAAGATCTTCACGCGCCCGTCCGCCTGCTCGCGCGTCCGCGCGTACTCCTCATAAACTTCTACCGCCATTGTGCTTTCCTCCTCAAATCACGCTGTTGATCCCCTTCAGAATCTCGGTAAACGCCCCGATCCCCTCCGGGTAATCCTGCTTGCTGATCTCGTTCAGGGCTTCCACTCGTTCCCGCGTCACGCGATTGTCCCCCGCCTCATAAGCGGATGCGAAGCGATAAGCCACAAGCTCCCTGTGCTCCTTGCACAAAAGGGAAAATGCCTTCACGGCGTCCTGCACCGGGCCGCGGAAGAAGAAATCAAAGGTGCCCTCACTTCGGATCACTTCTCCTTCGCTATAATCGCAGTTGTACTGCTGGCGCTGCTCTTTATCGAGTCCGCTGAGAATGATGAATTTCCGCTTATTAATCAGCATCGTGCGGAGCTGATTCTGAAACTCCCCTTCAAAAACAGAGAGGGGAACCGTGAAAATGCGTCCGCTTCCGCTGATATAGCGTCCAGGCCCAATGCTTACCTCGTTGTTCGGCAGCGCGGAATCGACATACAGGATCTTTACGTCCGGCTCCTTGGGCGCGACCATCTGATAAACCGGCTGTGCCGCCTCAGTTTCCTGCGCTTCCGCCGCGGCTCGCTCTTCTGCTTCCTTCGCCGCTTTTTCTGCCGCTTTCTTCGCTCTCGCCGCCGCAAGGCGCTCCGCATTGGCCTTCTTCTGTTCCTCTGTCATCTGCTTTGCCATATAAATCCCCTTTCCTGGCATTGTTTTGTTTATTTTATGGGCTTTCGCCCTTATTCTCGTTTCGCATGTGCAGAGAGGCTCCGGTCGGAGTCGAACCGACGCGCTCCCAAGTTCTGCATTGGGCGCTCTTCCTCTGAGCTACGGAGCCGTTCTGCTCTTATTCGTCCCGGCTCTCAGGCTCGGAGTCTTTGTGCGCTTGCGCGTCCTCCAAATGCCTTCTGGTCACTTCCAAAAGGAGCGTTTTCAGCGCGGAGAGTCCCGCCATGCAGGCCGCCAGGATGGCTGCCTTCCAGGCGCGTCCGTCCATCTCAATGCTGAAAGTTGCCGGAAGCGTAATAAGAAAGCCCTCCAAAAAGGTCCAAAAGGCTCTTTCCAGAATGTCCTTCCAGTTCATCGGTTCTCCTCCTTCAGAGTTTTCGGATTGGCAGGGCTTGCACCTGCTCCATCAAACGGTCCAGAAAACCGTTGCCGTGCAGCTCATTGTGATAGATCTTGTGCATCTCAATGAGATCCTTCAATTCCTCCGCTGTCATCCATCCCCTGTTGATGAAGCTCATTCCCAAGTGCTTGATCCGGTCATACAACAGGATCATCAGCCCCATGCGCAGATCTTCAATGGCCGCTTGGGTCTCTGTTTTCTCGGTGCTCTCTCTGTCCTCCGCCTTATCCGCTTTCTCAGCCTTGCGCTTTACGCCGAAAAGAATCAGGGAGAACACTCCCGTAACAAAGGCCGCCCCGGCGGCTCCTCCGATGATGGCAAGGAAAATGTCCATCGGTATGCCCCCCCACTTGATTACGTCCTTTTTTCGTCTCATCCCCTGCGGGGAGGCGAAAAACGCCTCCCCTGGGATGCTGCTTGGTCTGATTAGCCGGTAACGCCCGTCATTACGCCGATGCGGGAAGCAAACGCCGGGGCGATATCGTAGCTCGCCACAGCGAGGCCCTGGAACCAGCCCGTAGCAAGGGTGTCGTCGCCGGGGGTCAGGTTCAGCCGCATGTCGGCATCCTCCTCAAAGGCCATGACCATCGGCGCATAGGCGCGGTTGGCACGTGCAGCGATCAGGATGGTGTCGGTGGGCCACACGGAAGTCATCGTGGTATTGATGGTTCCGGGGGTCACAGTCCGCTCGATCTCATAGAGCCGAACCTTGTCGTGGGTGGCGATGTAGCCGTTTTTGAAATACTCCTCACCCAGCAGGGTCATAATGGCGGGTGCCAGCGTAGCGTCCTGGGGGATGATGCGGCGCAGCGCGGCATAGTCGCCCAGGGCAATGAGCTGATCCCGGCCAACGCGGTTCGCGGCGGCAACATTCTGCGTCAGGGAGACCCAGTTGTTGTCGGTGTAGGAAGTTGCCCGGAAGGCGGCGGGCAGGTAACGGTTGTTGGCAGCGGCAGCCAGGAAGGCGGTGGAGAAGGTCTCCATCAGCTTCGCGGCATAGCCACCGGCAACAGCGGCCAGCGTGTCCACCATGCCGGTACCGTTGGAGACGGCCTGATACCAGTTCACACGGAACCGGGTGGCCTTGGGCTTGGGGTTCACGGTGATAGAGCCGTTCCAGAGCTCATGCTGGGGGACGCTGCGCAGAGAGGTCCACGCACTGTCATACCACTGGAACACGGCGTTGGAGGTCACGGGCACCTCCAGGGTCTTGCCCTTGCCCACGGTGGAAACGGAAGCCATCTCGCCCACCAGATCATTGACCAGGGTGGGGGTGACGGTATACATGATCTCGCTGATGATCCCGCTGAGCAGGTTCATGTAGGAGGGGTTCAGCGCCAGATCCAGTTTGGTGAAGGTGTTTCTGTCGTTCCGGTCGGTCTCCTTCCCGGCAAAGTCGTTCACCCGCTTGGCGCAGAAGTACAGGAGATCATCCTGCCACTCAGCGGCCTTGTTGGCGAAATTCGTCATGGAGCCGGTGGTAAAGCCGTAATCCACGGCGGGGCGGCCGGACTGTACGCGGGTATCGTTGTTCCATCTGGCGCCGCGCTCCAGAACCAGAGTCGCGCCGGTGGAAACCAGTTCCGCCCGCTTATCGCTGCCGATGGGGCGCTGCCCAATGGCGGCCAGCGTGGAATTAACATTCAGTTTTTCCATTTCTGTTTTCCTCCTTCCTTACTTACGCTTCGCGGCACAGGAGATTGTAGCGGGCTCCGCCGATCCAGTTGCCGACGATAAAACTGTCGATGCCGAGGCCCTTATCCAGCTCAAAATAGATGCCGGAACCGGCGGCGGGGGCGGCGTTGGTGCCTACCAGCATGCCGTTGGCGACGGTGGCATAGATGTTGGTGGTGGCGTCCACCAGGGTGGAGAAGTTGCCGCTGCCGAAGGCATAGGTCTCACCGGGGATCATTTCGGTGTAGTTATCCTTGGTCCCGGCGGGGATGCCAAGGCCCAGGGTCTCAACGCCAACAGCATAGAGGTTTCCGTTGACGGCGGAGAGCCGCTGCACGTCGCTGGGGTTGCAGGCATAAAGATGCTTGCCGCCAGCGGCGCTGATGCCCATCTGATAGCCGCCCTCGGCGAGATGGGCGCCCTTCTCGCACAGGAACCCCGCGCTGCAGTCAGCGGGGGTAAACACAGTCCCGGCCAGAGAGCCGTAAAGACCGGCGATGTTCTGAAGATCGTTGTTCCGGTCATTGCTCATGCGGAACTGGAAAGCCGTATTAGCAATAAAAGACATTTCCTTTCACTCCTTCTGTTTATTAGTCGTCCGCCTTCTGGTTGGGGTCGCGCAGTTTCTCGCTGATGGTGGCGGGCTTATAGCTGGGGTCTGCGCCGTTCTGCCTCTGCCACAGGCTGATCTTCCGGTTCTTCTCAGCCCGCTTCGTGGTCTCGTCCATGCACAGCACCTTTACCTCGCGGGTAACGGCCTCGTCGCCCTTCCAGTTGCCTTCCGCGTCCACCATGTCGGTGAACTCGCCGCTGTCAACACGGGCAGCCAGATCCCGCAGGATTTCCTCGTCAAAGCGATCCGCTTTTCCGAGAGGGGCATTGATGGCGTTCAGGGCGTTTTTCATGGCGTCCTTGGCGGCCTGGAGTCTGCGGGCCTTCTCTCTGGCCTGCATCTCTCCGATCTGGGCGGTCAGCGTACCGTTGTTGCTGTTCAGGGTCTTATTCTCCTGCTCCAGCTCATTGATTCGCCGGGTCAGATGCTCCATGACGCTCTCCAGCTCCGCCTCGACCTCTTCGCCGTTATAGCGGAAGATGGCGCTCGCGGCGGCTGCCGTGATGCGATCCGGGATCACGGTCCCGTTGTCGCTCTCGGCAAAACTGTAGCCAAAAGGCTCATGAGTCGTGGAGAGCAGAGCCACCTTGCCGCCGTCCTCGCTGGCGCCCACGATGGTGTAACCCTCAAACTTCTTGCCCAGGGCGTTCATGCGCTGCTTAGAAAGCATTGGTTGCTTCACTCCTTTACTGTTGTTTTTTGGTTTGGGTGTCTCATTTTGCGGTTGTTCTCCGATGTAGGAGGCGGCTCTCAAAACCTCTTTTTTCATGCCGTCCCGCACAGCGGATAGTGTGGCGAGGGACTGGATATTCGCCCCCGCCACAGCAGGAACGACCCCATCACCCAGGACAGTTACGCCAAGCACCACATATTCTCGTTCTACCTCAACGTCTCCGTCCATATAGCTATCGGTCACAAGGGTCTCAATGCTGATTTCCATTCCGCCCCCCTGCCGGGCGATTTTGTCCACCAGCTCTTTGCTGTACCAGCGCCAGAGATACCCTGTTCCGACAATCCAGTTGATTTCTCCATCCCGTTCCATTCGGATGTTTGCGTCCTTCGGCAGCCAGCCGACAATCCGCTCCGCATCCGCATCGGTAAAGGATGCGTATTCCTCCCCCGTTTCCGGGTCTACCCGCATCGTGAAATTGTGTCCGTCTCCGATGCGCCTTCCGCCCATTGCATAGGCGGTCAGAATCGGGATATCCTTAAACTCCGCGAGATGGCTTTCCAGGTTGATATATCTCCATCCGTTCCGGTTGGTCTGGTCGTTCAGCATCCACAGCTCCACCCGGTAGAGTTTTCGGTTTCCCGTTTCCATCACCCGCAGCCTGCCGGTAATGGTCCTCACCATGCCGCCCTCCGGGCAGACATTTTTCAGCTCTTTTTGCTCGTCCATTTATCTGCCCTCCTTAAAACAGGCGGTCCTCGGTCTTTTGCCCATTCTCGCTCCCGGGCTCCGGCGGTCTGCCGCCCGGATTGATATCTTGCTTCGCTTCCGGGCTCAGTTCTCCGTCGCCCTGCGGCTTCGGAGGGAGCCCGCTTTCTCCCTGCTTGGCGCTGTAAGTGGAGACCAGCGGGATTCTTCTGTTCAAAACCCCGGATTTCTCCACAAACTCGCTCACCGCGATATCGTCCAGCAGCGTATGCCCCAGCATCGCGTCATAGCGAAGCGTGTCCGTCAGGATGCCCAAGGTCATTCCCTTTCTGGCGGCCTCCATCTCCGCGTCTCTGGAAAAGATATCCCCGAACATGCGGAACCGGATCGGCGTTTTAAAGCCGAGGTCCTCAAAGAGCCAGTTGAAAAAGCGTTCCATACTGCGGTAAATGATCTTCGGGTACTGCGAATTGATCTTCGCGGAGATTTCCGCGATGCCGACCTTCGGATCTGTCGTAGTAGGAATCAGGGAGGAGAGTCCCGCTTTCTGGATCTGGTCAGCCACCGCCGTTGTGGCAATGTTGGTGTTCCCTACCGTGTCTGAAATGGTCTGCAGCTTCAGATTCTTAGCGGGTGCAAGATAAAGGCCGATGCCGGAGGTGTTGTTCTGCTCCAGCATTTGATACCAGAATGTCTCGAAAAGGCGGCGCGTCGATGGGGAAACCGCAATCGGGTCTTCGTTTGGCGACCCGTTTGTGTTGTAAGTCTCCAATTCACCGGTCATAATGCTGGTCAGCGGATTGAGTACGATCTGCATCTGCGCCGCCTCATAATCCGGGATCTGGCTCATGCTCACAAAAAGCCCGGTCATGGGGGGCGTAACATTTGCCGTCCTGTCAGATATCTCGAAAACGAGCGCCTTTTCCGCAGGAAGCGTTACCCAATACAGGGTTTCCTTCCCGACCTGCGCCCATTGCGGGCTCCCGATGCTCTCCGCCGCCCGAAGCTCCTTGAAGCGCTCATGGGGCGTAGAGCTGTAAATATAACGCTCTCTGCTCTTTCCGCCTCTGTCCGGCTCTCCCATCACGGCGTAGAACATTTCCAGGTAGGGCGTAAAGAGATCCCCGAACTGCTCCGGCGTTGTTCCCGGACGCATGAAATACATCATGTTAAACGCCACGGTATATTTCCCCGGTCCGTTGTTGTAGCCTACGATCTTGCACCAGTCCTCCGGCAACTGCTGCAAAAAAGCGTGATAAACCGTCCCGTGGCTCTTATCCACCGCTATACGCGGCGTGTAGAACACCTTTCCGTACTGCACACACAGGCCGGTGATCTCGTGGGCCGCTGCCTTGATGTCCATCGTCTCCACGATCTTCTGTGCCAGCGCCATTTCACGCTTCTGCGCCCCGATATCCGGGCTGTTGGCGGAATAGGTCGGATAGAGATACCAGTCATAAGTAAGCAAATCCTGGTAGACCTGCATAATCAGGTCATAGGTCTTCGCTGAAGAAGCCAGCGAGGCGGAAATCTGCCGCAGCGGTTTTTCGCTCTCTCCGGGCTGATCCACCATTTGGGCGATTTCCGCTTTGCTGTAGTCCGCCGGTCTGGTGTTGTAGCCCTTCACGCGCATATTTTGGATGCTGGACCATCCAAGCATCCAGTTCATACCGCCAGCCGCCTGCCACGCGGAAAAGAAACTGTCAATCGGCAGATCTCCGTAGGTTTCGTTCAGATTGAAAAGGCGCTTTGCGAGGGCGGAATAGGTGTCGCCGTTCCTGCTGTTATTCTTCGCCGTTTCCTGCTCCACGCTCCGCTTCCTCCTTTCGCGCCTTCAGCTCTTTCTCAAAGCGTTGTAAAAATCCTTCCTGCCAGGCGGCAAATTCCTCCCGGTACTGCTTTTCCTGCTCTCTCAAAAGCTCGTTTTGTATGGAAAACAGCCATTCCCAATCATCGGTCTGCAAAAGGGGCAGGAAGGCTTCGTCCATTTCCACGAGCCCCCGCGGCTTCTCGGGCGAAACGACCAGAACGTGATCGGTGTTCGCGTAAAACCAGGGATAATCGTCCGCAAGGGAAAGGTTTTCCTCGGTCAGCAATCCGCCCCAAAGCCGGTTTTCTCGAATCTTGTTCATCCGCGTTCCTCTCGCTTATCCTCTGATTGCCAGTCTTCCAAGGCGCTTTACCGGTGATTTCCGTACCACATACTCGCTGAGCTGCGCTTCCGGGTTCTGTGCGGCGTCTTCCCATTCGTTCCGGCGCCGGTTGAGATAATAAAGCTCCTCGCTCTCAAGGCGCTGCGCCATACGGCAGGCGTAAAGCGTCGCGGACCACATATCCTTCGGGATGGAATTGCTGATTTCCTGCTCTGTCCATCCGGTCGCCGTGAACTGTTTCTGCAAATTGCCGATCTGCTGGCAAAGCCGGTTTGTCGCAAGGTACGGTGCCTGAATCCGCATGTCCTGCAGATCGTCCGTAATGTTGTGCTTCAGTTTATAGGCTTCCGTCCCCTCTACCAGGTTCGGCGTCAATAGGCGCAGATTTCCGTTCTCGAACTCCCGCTCTGCGTAGTCCAGCATGATGCTGTTCGGGTCTCTGCCGTGGCTTCCTGTCGCCTGAATGGGATAGATGCATGGGATCGCCCCCGGCTGCTCCAGTGCGTTGAAGGGCTCCTCGTGGGTCGTGGTACAAAGTGGAGGAAGTCCATCATTCAGGTCCCGATGCAGTTGCTCGATCACGGCCTGGCCGTAGCTTCTGGCGTCGATAATGAGGTAAGGGATCGAGCCCTGGATTCTGTACTCATTCCAGCGCCTTTTGATGATCCGTGCGTGTTCCTCCGCCGATTTGGGTGGCGACGTATCGGCAATGTGGACCAGGCTCTTCCGAAAGCGGTCCATGTTCGTGCTGTGGTGCTGCCGCTCGCATTTCAAGGCAGCCGTAGCGGTCAAAGCATTGCTTCTCGCATCCCGGCTGGAAACGTCGTAACCCAGGATGTAAAAAACGTCCGGGTCTCCGCAATGTCGGTCCTCCATAATGGTGACAACTCTGCTCTCCTGGAGCACGTCGTCACGGACTATGGGGTTCTGCACCGATCCCGTGCATTTGGATTCGCACTCTCTCGCAAACTGCTCCGCGGTCAATTTTTTCTGGAGCATCTTGTAATAGCCGATTGGCTTCATGCGGCATAAAACCACCACCTGCCAGGGAATCCACAGCGCGAAAGCGCTTTCTCCTCGCCCCATTGCGGACCGGATATCCGAGCATATCTGAAAACTCTCGTTCTCCTTCCGGCTGCTGGATGTGATATAGTGGATTTGGCTGTCCAGGTGCTTCGGGTCCGGCTCCCCGTTTACATAGTGCTGCAGGCGGTTTGTGCCGAGGACGATCTGATTGAACTCCGAAAAGTTGAATGGATTCTTGTCCTCCTGGGCGCATTCCTCCGCCACAACGCCGGAAGTGTCAACACCGCGGTCGATATCCATGATGAATTTCGAGCCGTTGGTGGTAGATAGCTTAAAGTGGTCTCTGGAGTCGCTGTCTCGCCTCCAGTGGGCGGCCAGCAAGGGATAATTTCGCTCATAAGAAGCAAAAGCCTTTGATGCCAGCGGCGCCGCCTGCCGCTCTGTTGGCGCGTAATATCCTGTGATCTCGCCCGGCCAGAGAATGCCTTTATTGCACTTGTCGGAGACAATATCGGTCGTCTTTCCGTAGCCGCGGCAGGCGAAGGTGAAGGTCTCCTGATAGCGGGCCATATATCGCTTTGTGACGCGCCCCATCAGGCTTTGCGGATATTCGCAATGCGGCCCCGTGCAAATGTCCTCCAGAATATCCGGGAAGGCTCGAAAAAAACCGATCAGAATCGCCCATTCCTCAGTGGCATACTTGGAATAATCCACCGTCTCCCGCAGCGCCCTGGATTTTTTGACCCTTCCCGCCGCAGACAGCTTGTAACTCACCCTCGGGGCTTTCGTCGCGCCGTCATTCATAGGGCGCCTCCGTCTCCCTCCGGCAACTCTTCCAAACTGTCGTCAAAGCGCATCCCTTTGCTCTGGTGCTGCCTCGTCTTTTTCTCAACCGTTCCGGGGGTCTTGTGATATAATCCGAGATCCCTGTAAATCTGCCTCTCTTTTTCATCCGGCTTTGCCGCGAACTCCCCCAGCGGGTCGTCAGCAAATGAGAACTCCGGCGGCAGGCTTGCCACCTCTGCCTGTCCTTCGTTCCATGCTGTCGCGTTTCGGATGTAGAGCAGCATCTTCTCGGCTGCGTCATAGGTGTACCCGTAGCTCGGGATGGGATTGTAAGAGTGATTCGCCAGGGCCGTCAGCAGCTCCTCCGTATCTGGGATGTGAAGCCCGGCCCGTTCCACCGCCTTCACGATGTCGTCCAGCCTCGCTACGTCCTGCGGGAGCTCGTCTTTTTTTCGGAGCTGTTCTCCCTCTTTTTCGGTCTTAATCATTCCCGCAAGGTCTTTTGCGGTTTTGATGTCTCCGCTGTCCAGCGCCCTGTTTTGCAGGATTACCATCTTGCAGATTCCGATGATGGCAAGTCTGGTCTGCTCGCTCATATAGGCGCGTCCCTCTGCCAGCGCGGAGAACTGCTTATCCAGCTCGTCATACTCCGCTTCGGAATAGGGTTTATCCTTTGGTCCCGTTCCCCACAGCTCCCGGCGGGTATCTTCATCGTTTCTATAACCTTCGGTATCAAGGTCGTCGAGTCCGTCCACGGCTCTGCGGATATCCGTATCTCCGTCCTCGAATCCAAGCCGTTTGCCGTTGTCATAGTTCAGGCGCTGCCTGTTCATGGCATAAACATAGGCGCCCCAAAGCCCGCGCTCCTTCACACTGCTCTTTGCCGCTTCCACGGCGTCAGGATTGAACGGCATATTAAAAAAGGCACAGGAGAAAAAAAGCGCCGCCTGATATCCCACGGCCCCGGAGAGCCAATTAAAAAATTGCTGCTGGCATCCCACGCAGTATGGAACGCGCTTTTTCGCAAAAGAGGCCGGAAGCATCCAACTGTTCGCGTCTGTCAGAGCGGCCCCGCACCGATAGCATTTCATTCCCGTGTTTGCGACCACTCAAATCCCACCTTCCGGCGCAAACCCTTTTTCAGGTCCCCATTTTCGGCAGGGGCTTTCCGCTTTTCGTTGTCTCTATTTATCCATACTGTCAAGCCTTTTTTAAGGTTGAGATCACGCTGGCGACACGCATTTTCAAATCGCCAGCGTGATCTCAACGCTTGATTGTGCGCAATTAAAATAGGCAAAAAAAGGCGCCCCGGCGCGGAGATTCCCCCGCGCCAGAGCGCTTTTCTTGGTCTGCCTTATAGATTATGGGAAGTTGCGCCCCTCCCTCTCTCGTCTTCCTCTGTCATTGCGAGGCGGCTGCGCCGCCGTGGCAAAGCGACTCGCTAAGAGCCTCGCTTCGCTCGGTTGCTCGCTTGCACGGCGCCCGCGGGCGCTCGTCCGTTCCATCGTCTCCGTAGTGGCCCGCCGTCCCCGTAAACCTCCCCTTGTCAGATGAATACATCCTCGAATAGTGCCGCCTGATGACAGCCAGCTTTCACTTTCTGTTATGGCCTCATAGGCTTTCCGCAATAGGCTTCCATCCGTTCCGCGATCTCCTGCGCATAATTGCTCCCGACGGCAAAGATGCCCTGCAGGTCAAAAGCGCGGAGCTCTGATAATTGTCCAAGGGTTCGGATGCCCGATTCATAGAGTGCGCGATAGGCCCTCACTCCAAGATTCAGCGTTTCCAATGGCTCCTCATACCAGGGGGGATGCTCCTTGCTTCCGTCCTCATCCGCAGAAGCATAAAGCCATGCATAAAATCCGCAAACAATTTGCGTCCCGAATGGGCACTCGCCGCAATCCCGGCCCTCACAGTACCAGTCCTTCAGCTCGCGGCTGCTCATAAGCCGAATCCGTTCAAAGTTGGTCACGCCTATACCTCCTCGACATGGACGCCCATATCCTCCACCAGTTTTCTCTTGAGCTGATAGGTTTTTGTGGCCGTTCCTTTCCGGCCTCCCCCTTTGGTGTCCTCCACGTGACGGACCCATTTCCCGTCCTCAATCCGCTCATAGACGAAATCTGCGTAATAACTGGCCCCTCGGAAGCGTTCTCCGGTCTCTCCGTCCGTATAGGCTTCCTGGATCAGATATTGCACTTGCAGGCGCAGTTTTCGGATTCTCCCGGCCTCCTGCTCCATGCGGAGATAGTCATAGCGCAGCGCCTCTTTCTTGCTCTGGAACTTGACGCACTCGCCGTTTGGCAAAAGGCGCTCCGTCGGCATGTTGTGATACTTTCTCGTTTTTCTTCCGTGATCCGTCTCTCCCTGGTCTCTCGTCCATCGTCGTAGGGGCCGATCCTGTATCGGCCCGTTCCTCTTGTCCAGTGCCGTAGGGGCGGCTATCAGCCGCCCGGCTCCCCCATCCTCCGTCATTGCGAGGGCCGCGGGCCCGTGGCAATCCGCATCCCTGTTCCCCTCGTATTGGGCGGCCCCCCGACGCCCCGTGCCCCGTTCCCGCGCCATCTGTTCCTCGATCAGCCGCCGCATCCCCTCCGGGATTTCGCCCGGCCTGTCGTAGCTCAAACCGCCCATAGCGCCTTCTGCTCCGCCTCCTCCTGCTCCTGCACCAGCGTAAATAGATCTTTGTTTTCCTTGACCGGGTTCAGCATCAGCTCATTTGCCTTCTTGCAAAAGTCCCGTGAGATTTCAAAGCCATAACCGTTACGCCCTGTTTCGAGACACGCCCGCAGTGTTGACCCGCTTCCCGCACAGGGATCAATCACCACGTCCCCGGGATCTGTGAAAATGCGGATAAGCCGCGCAATCAGATTTACCGGCTTCTGCGTGGGATGGATCTTCGGGATCTCATTTCCATCCCGCACCCACTCCATCCAGTCAAAGACCATTTTCCCCTCATTGCGGAATTTCGGCAGTTTATCACGATACAGGAGGATCGCGTGTTCCGTCGCTCCCACAACGCGCATATTGGCCTTTAAAACCTGCGCCGAGTAATTCTTGATGATTGTCAGCGGAATGTTATGCTGGAACCCGTATTTCTGTGCCGTCTCAATCACCATCTGCTGCTGTTGAAAAGCGCAGAATACAATCATGCAGGGTGCTTGACCGGTTTCCTTCGGCTCCTTCTTCAAGAGACGATTGCAGAAGTGGAAATACTCCACGATGTTGAAATTGAAATCGCTGTTGAAGGCTGCTTTTCCAGCGAGTTTGCTTTCCCCGTTGGCGTTGTCGCCTCCCTTGTACCACATGGGATTGGAACCGTAAAAGTCTCGCCCAACATTGTAGGGTATGTCGGCTATCACGAGCTGCGCTTTCGGGATGTTGTATTTCCGAAAATTCTGAAAATTGTCGTTGTATAACTCTGCTTTCGTCATTCCCACTCCTCTTTTCCCTCCGGCAGCGCCCAGCGCTGGGAAAAGCCGGAAATGGCGCCTTTCAAACTCTGCGGCAGTGCGCGGATCTCCCGTTCCGATTCTGCCCGTGTCCGATAGGCCCGCTGCACGTTGCTGGCGACCACGCTGTTCACGGTTTCTGCGTCCATCTGGCTCCAGTCTCGCAGTTGATTCGGGCTTCCAACCAGTCTTTGCAGCTCCGGCGGAAGCGCCGAAAACTCTCCTCCGCTGTTGTGGGCGCTGTTGCAGATGGCCTTGTAGATCAGCCGCCATGCCTGCTCATCCGTCATGGCGTTTCCGGTTCTGAGCTTGTCCAATCTGGCCTTTACCGCGCCGATGGTCGGCGGAAATCCCTCTTTTTGGGAGGAGATAAGGGCTTTTACAGCCGCAAGCACTTCCTCCGCAGGATCGTCCGCGAAAAGCTCGGCCCATAGTTTCACGGTCGCAAGGGCCTCCGTCTCGTCTAATCCCCGCGCCCAGGATGGAAAGGCAGCTTTCAAAATCGCCATGACCTGCCCGGTCTCTTTAAGCGTCATCCAGTTTGCCCTCCATCACCAGTTTCGCAAAGACGTTTTCTCCGCCTTTCCTCTGCGTGGAGAAATTGCGCTGTGCCGGGGCCTTGTCCTGCTCCTTTGCGAGCCAGCCATTCACAAAACGCTTGATCCCGTTCCTGGTTTTTCGGTTTTTGGGGTTCGCGTCCAGCCATCCGAGCATGTTTCTAAGCTCCTGCATCACGTCAACCGCCGGATAGAGCGCACTCCACCCGTCAAAATCCGCCCGTGAAACGGGCCACGCGGAGCCGTCCAGCAGCGGAAGCGCCAAAATTGGCGGTTCCGCAGAAAGAATATCCTTCTCCTTCTCCTTCTCCTTCTCCTTCTCCTTCTCCTTCTCCTTTGCCTTCTCCTTTGCCTTCTCCTTTGCCTTCTCCTTTTCCTTTTCCTTTTCCTTGGTTACATCTGTATTCATTTGTATACTTCTGTATTCATCTGAATACATTTGTATAGGCGATTCTTGTCTCTCCCATCGCTTATTGATGTTACTGCGCAGTGTTTCGCATTTTTTCTGGTAGTTTCGCTTGTCTCTATCTATCTGCTCCTTCATCATCGGCCATACAAATTTCTCGTTCCCACGGAGCTCTGGCTCTGCGCCCGTCATACTGTACTCCAATAATGACGTGAACAGGCGCCCACGCTCCGCGTCGTTGAGCAGCGCAACCGACTTGAGATAGCTGTGATAGAGCATTACATACTCCATTGCCATGCTGTCACCGCCAATCAGAAAGGGAGATCGCCGTCATCCTCGTATTCGGAAAATGCGGGAGGCTCAATATTCACAGGTGCGGTAGGCGCATAAAACGTGCTTATCTGGTTGTCTCTGTTCTCGCTTCTCTTGGACTCGCCAAAATAAACACGGTCAGCAAGAACCTCCGCGCTTCTTCGCTTGTTCCCCTCCTTGTCCGTCCAGTCGCGGATCTGCAGACGCCCGATTACAACGGCCATCTGCCCCTTTGAAAAATACTTGCTTACGAACTCAGCCGTCCCGCGCCAGGCAACGATGTCGATGAAATCAGTCTGGCGTTCTTCGCCGTTGGCGGCATAGTCGCGTTCAACAGCCAAAGAGAAGGAAACAACGGCGTTTCCGCTTTGGGTGTGTCTCAGCTCGGGGTCACGGGTGAGACGGCCCATCAAAATGATCGAATTAAGCATAAAATATCAAGTTCTCCTCTAAAATTAAATATGTTTTCAGAAGGGCGGGCGGTTGCCCGCCCTTTCGAGATAATCAGCCAAAGATGTCCGTCTGCTCGTCGTCAGCGCCCTCGCCGGTTCCCTCTTCAGCAACAGGCTCAAACTCAACGTCCTGCGCGTCGGGCGGCGCAACCGGGGCCTTGGGAAGATCGACTTCATCCACGCCCATCTCGTCGGGGCTGTAGCATCCGCTGAGATCCGCCGGGAACGCCTCGCGCAGCGCATGGACAACAGCGACCTTGCGGATCATCGTCGCGGGCTTGCTCCCCCACATGGCATTGGGTTTCCCGTCCTTGAGCTGCACATACTCGTTGAAATTAACGGTGATGTAGAAGGGCTCTACCCAGCCGTCAATGAAGACCTCGGCCCAGCCGCCCAGGAGCGTTTCGCCGTCCAGGACGATCTCGCCCTTCCTGTCCTCGATCTTCCCGTCCAGGTTCAGGACCACAACGCCGGAGTTCATGCCCTTGTACTTCGGATTCTTCTGTGCTTTCTTTGTAAAGGCATCGCGCCCTACAACCATCGTGGCGTTGCTGCCATATTTAACCAGATAGGCGTCTCGCACAAAGGGGTTAAGTCCCTGGTGCTTGCAAAGCATCAAGAACATCATGGCCTCCTGGTCGTTTATATTGTTTGACGGGCAGATATATCGCTTGATGATGTCAATAGAGAGTTTGACGTTGCTCCCTGCAAAATCCTTATACTCGATCACGGATTCCTTTTTCGGCGCGGCAGGCGCAAGACTCTGCTTCGTTGTGCTTGGTGCTCTCACATTCCCGTTTGTTCTCATAATTGCGTCCTCCCTTAAATCTTGTGATATTCAATGCCATTGGCATTCATGTAATTTTTCAGGGCAACAAACTGCTCCCTCGTTCCCCGGATGGATAGCCGCGCCTCCAAAATGCGGACAGGCCGTTCAATGTCCTGCAAATTCATCGGGGGAGTTTCCTGCGCCTCCTCGGGCGCATTTCGAGGTTCCCGAAGCACTTGCGGCTCCTGCTTGGCTTTCTGCGCCTCTTTTTCGGCCTTCATGGCTTCCAGGCGGTTCTTTTTTTCTAAAACCGCTCGGATGTCGTGCGTTGCCGCATATTCCAGGAAAAGCGTGTCCTCAAATTCGCTGTTCAGGTTTTCGATAACGGTGAGATCCTTCATCCCGCTATCAATCGCCAGAATGATTTCCTTTTTTGCGTCCTCCTCGGCAAAAGTGACATTCGCCCAGCGCGGATTCTGAATAAAATCCCAGGGAAGATATTCCTCCATGCCGGAGATGCGTTCCTCGTAAACAGCTCGCAGCCGGGCCAGTTTTTCATCGGCCTTCTTCTGCTGAAATGCTTTTACCTGCAGATCAATATTTCCTGCAGCTTCATCGCACATGGCGGCAAGTTCCTTCGCCTGTTCCTTAAATCGCGTAAGCGGTGCGTTCCACTGCTTTTCTACGCTTTTCCGCTGCGCGTCGATGGCGTCCCGAACTTTTCGGATATTTGCCCGGTCCCCTTTTGCCTCCGCAATGGCGTCCTCGGACACTACAAGGCCCTTGTACGGAGCGAGCACTTCTTCCAGCCAAGCCCGCGTCTCCTCGTAATTGCAAGTGATCTCCTGCGGATTGATAACAGCCAGATCCGTGGTCACTTTAAAATCAAACTGCTGCATCTTTTCCTCCTTCGCAGTTTTTCTCTTTTGGTCTCCACGCCACGATCTTCGGCATGGCGGTGTTCTTCGTGCAATACATGACCCATTTGCCATTTACAAGGAAGTCCTCGTCCTCCTCGCCGTTATTCAGAAGCACGTCAACGATTTCGGAAAACTCGCATCCCGGCTCCCCCATCTGCTCCGGCTTGGCAAACGATACGTCGATCCAGTCGTTCATGGTCAAGCACTTTTCTCCTTTTTCTTGATCTCCTTCACTTTATAACCGGCTTTTTTCATCTGCTTTACCACTTCCTCCGGGTACGGCGTTGCTCTCACGCAGAGAACGCGCCCGTCCTTGCTGATCTGCTGCATCAAACTTCCTCCCCGCTATCCTCAACGATCCAGCCGGTGGCTGTTTTGTAGAGAACAATAACCGCGCATACGCCTATTCCGTAGCGCCAGAGGAAAGGAATCCCAAAGGACCAGCAGAATACAAATGTGCATCCGAAGATCAGCAGCAGGAGTCCCGCCGCCATCGAAAGCAGTGTAAACAGAAAACTCAAAACGTCACTCATTTCCAACCATTCCTTTCGTCCTCTCTCGCCGCAATAACGAGGCAGGACCAGATCATTGCCACAAAGAATACCGCCCCAACGAGTATGAGGCTGATGCCGATCCAAAGTTTCATGTCCTTGGCCTCCCGTTCCCGCCATATCTCTCCTCGTGTGGAATGAAATATGGCCCGCATACTTCCCGCAGCCGCCCGTCAGCTTTCACAAGCGTATATTCGCAATCGTCAGAATCGGCATTCCATATACTTACAAATTCCGCCCGCAGCGCGGAGAGGGCATCGACAAAGCGTTTCAGGTCATCTGGAGACGCGGAGAATACCTCTGCCGCAGCGATCTGCGAAAGATCCGCGTACCACTGTTCAGAAAAGGCGAAATCAATCTTGCGCTTTTCTTCATATTCTGCGCGGAGCTGTTCAGTCGCCGCCTTCAGCATCCGCATCATCCCATTCTGCTTCGGCATGTTCCTCCTCCCATTCTTTCAATGGCTCCAGCTCGTCCCATCCGCAGACGGGACAGCAATAAATCGTTTCATAATAGGGGCCTGGCAAGCCGTGACTATCTCGTATGATAACGGGCTTGTCAATGTGCGCCTTGCAATTAAGGCAGATCATTTCGTCCATGTGCCCCTGCTTTTATTCGTCGCCCCGCTCGTTGCTCAGTCCAAGCAGCCAGTCGGAAGAAACACCCATCGCCGCGCAGATCATTGCGACCATATCAGCCCTCGGGAGGCACCGCCTTCGCGTCCAGGCCCCAACCGTCGCTCTCTCAAAGCCGCAAACTCTCGCAAAAGCGGCGGCAGATCCGCATTCTTTTACGAGAATGGCGATCCTGTCATATACGCGGTCATAAAAATTGCCGGGCAGCAGCGGGCGCTCCATATCAATAAACCTCCGTCACGCTATATGTACGGGAGACCGGTGTTTCGTTCAGAATGCGTCGCAGGACGATCTCGACCTCCGCCAGTTTTGTTTCCGCCTGGATTCTGGCCTTCTGTTCCTCCTGGAACGCCCAAAACCAATAATCGGCGCTGTTGTCAACGCGGATTGGTTCAGCGATGCGGCGCATATCCGCCTCCATCCGCTTCTCCCGAAGCCTCTGCTCCACATATTCCCGGTTCAGGCGGGGATTGCTCGACGGTGCAATGCTCATTTTTTTGCTCCTTTCAGCCGAGCGGCGGTCCGTTTCCGCGCTCTGGCTTCAAAATAGTCATTTTCCATTTCCGCCTTTTTGATCTTGTCCTTCATCTCAAGGCGGAGACGATCTTCTTCAAGTCCGGTCGGACATTTTGCCCGGCACCCCGGCGTCCTGTTCTGGCATTGTTCCGGGCATAGTCTCTTCCCTCTCGGGAATAGATTCTCCATTCGTTTTCTGCTCCCCTGTTGTTTTTCTCTTATATGCCGTAATCCTGCGCAGGCTTACCGCCGGGCGCCAGCCGCATTTCTTGCAGCGGCTTTGATCTTCGCACAAGATGTATTCGTTATAGGGGCAGAGCAAGTCTTTTAACATGCTGTCACCTCTTATAGCGTCAGTTTCGCGGCTGGGCGCCGCCTGTTTTCAACGCAGTTCCAGAAATCTTCCTCCGCGCCAAGCAGCAGATCCATATCGTACTGGCATTCCTGGCGCTCATAGTAATAGTGTCGCAGCTCCGCATCCCCGCTCTGCCGGATCAGCAGCGCGTTCAGAATAGCGAAGGAAAAGCCGGTAGCGAGAAATTGGTGAAGGATCTGCGCATAATAGTGGTTCGGGATGCGCCCATCCCATTTTCGCCAGTCTGCGCGGCTTTGTAGGATGTGCTTCTTTGCCTCATAGATTCCGCGCTCTCCGCTCTCCTTCTCCGTCAGCTCCCCATCCAGCGTGGCAAAGAGCCAGGGTCGCTCCTCCTGGAACAGCATATCGAAGGGCCGGTGCGTCAGATCATATTCCGGGTGCAGAGCCTTAAAAAGCTCCCGGATCGGCCCTTCGGCCCTGTTCCCTTCCTCTACATAGTCCACTCCGCTGAGATCCTTTGCCTGGCGGAATCCGCATTTTTCTTCCCACAGCCTCACGGGATCGCTCCATCGGCTTACGCCGAAGATGGCAGCCGCCTCAGATGCGCCGATGCCGCGCCCCCGGTCTTTCAGCCAGCTCTCCCGGTCGCTGTGCTCCAGATACAAAAGTCCCATCTAAAATCCTTCCATCTTCTCTTGTCCGCTGATCTGCGCACGAAACGCTGTCCGGCGCGTCTCTTCTTCCAGGCAGTTGTTGCACACCGGTTTTGTGCAGTTGAGGCATCCCTGTACCTGCTCCGGCGTGTCTGCCGTCACCACAAATGCCACCGATAAGGTCCCGCAGGATCGCAAGCCGACATCGCTGATGCTCTCCGGCGACTCCCACGGACTCCTGGCCTTCCTTGCCGCGTCCAGAATGGTCATAGAACTCCCCTCTTTTAGATAAAGGCGGGCTTTCCGGCCTTCACGCGCATTTCATTCAGGGCGGAAAGCATTTCCTCGGTGCTGTACTGGTGCATCACCAATTCCTGCGCCCACTGGCTGCGGAAGAAATCTTCAATTTCCGCCGCATTCCATCTTCCGGGGTGATCCCGCGCTGTGTTGATCGCCTTGCCCTTTTCCATAATGTTCTTATAGTCATATAGAGCAAATGTGATAATGTTCAGCGCCAGAAGCCTCCGGGGGTCTATTTGCGGATCGTCATTAATAATGCCGCCCACCGGGATTTTATATGGCTCGCTTTGCGGCTTCTGCTCCAATGGATATTTCCGGCTCTTGATCGGTCCCTTTCTGGCCTTCTTCGTGCTTCTCTTCAAACGTATCACCTTCGATCTGAATAAAATCTCTTATCTCCTGGCAGCCCCAGCACCACATTGTCTTAATGTGGCCGATTTTGGTCTTCCGTTTCTTATAGGCGTCCATCCTGGCTCCGCACACGGGGCATTGGAAGTGACGCGGGTAGTTCCTTCGCCTGCTGCCGCTCAAGTTGCTCTCCAGATGGCGATGTTGTTGCCGCTCACCCTGCTCTGCCGCTTGCCGCAAGTCTCCACGAGGCCCGAGCGTTTAAGCTCCGTCAACCGGGGCGCCGTAAATGTGCGGCTTGAATAGGGGATCTTCCCCTCCATAAAGAGCCGGTCAGCCAACTCCTCCGCCGTGCTCGGGCCGTTGTCTACCAGCGCGTCATAAACCATCTGCCAGCGCCGCACCTTCTTGGGGATAATAAGCTCGTGGGCTTCGCGCCGCGTCTCTGTTGTCGTGCTCATTGGCGAACCTCCTTGTCCTCTGCCAGGCTTTCCAACCACAGGAGGAGTGGCTTTCGGAAAATGATGCGAAAATGCTTTCCGCCGGGCGCCTCTCCCGAGACAGACCATCCCTGACGCTCTCCAACGCCGCTGTCAATCAGGGCGCGGAGTTTTTCATAGGCTATTCCGATCCCGTAGGAGCGGAACAGTGTCATTGCCTCTTCAAATGTCATGGTCTCGACAACCTTCATATCCTTCTCCCTTCCATTTTCAGTCCTTTTTATCGGACTCAGTATTTGTTACGCTATCAGCGGAAACGAAATAGTCCAGCGTAACGCCGAAATAATCCGCTACAGTCTTCACTTTTCTCACGCCCGGATCGGATTGCTTCCATCCTCTGATCGTCGCATTTCCAAATCCGCACTCCTTTTCCAGACGGGAAATGCTGATTCCCCTTTCCCTGCAAAGAGCCTCGACCTTTTCAAAAATCATTCGCCCCCTCCTCTCAAATTTTATTTGAGAAGCCTCTTGACAGAACGTAGATTTTCCTCTAAAATGATTGGTGCCACCCAACATTCGCCAAGGGAACTCTCGTTTGTATTAGGCTTTTCTCTCTCAACAAGGCCCATTATACAGAGCGTTCTCTATCTTGTCAAGCCCTAAATTAGGGTTTTCTCAAAATTTTTAAGGAGGGCTCTATGGATACTGTGGCCGAAATCAAACGTATATGTAAAGAGAAAAACATAACGATTTCAAAACTGGAAAAAGACCTTGGCTTTTCAAATGGCTATATCAGTCAGCTTCGTCGCGGCGTGGTCCGTGCCGACAGGCTTTCCGCTATTGCCGACTATCTCGGAGTAAGCCTTGCTTCTCTTCTTGGTGAGGAAGAAACACAGCCGGAAGAGATTACTTCGCAGCCGAACAGCGATATGAATGAAATGCTGACCTCTATCAAAGAAAATCCTGGTATGCGTATTCTTTTTAACAAAGCCAAGAATGCTACACCGGAACAATTACTTGCCATCGCACAGATGATTGATACTTTCAAGCAAGGGGGCTGATCGTTACATTGACAGAAGGGGTTGACTATTTTATCCATCTGGTTGACTTCCCAAATTGTGCGAGTCCGATTTGTGTGACACCGAATGATGATGGGACATTCAGCGTCTACGCCAACGCCAGATATACGATTGAGCAAATAAAGCGGAGCCTTCCGCATGAGATTGTCCACATGATTTATAATCATTTCGGAGACGATAGGCAGATAGAAGAAATCGAAGCGGAGGCTGATGAATATGGAAAAGAATAATTGCGCACGCACGAGTTATAGCATTTACGAAAAATACTTGGATCTCTGCGAAAGCAGAGGTAAAGCGCCCTCTGTTGCTGCTATTGAGGCAGGAATCTCAAAATCACTTCCTTCAAAGTGGAAAAAAGACCCAAATGCAATTCCGAATGGCACCGTCCTGTTAAAACTATCTGCCTATTTTAATGTCCCAATGGAGTATTTTTGCTCAGACCAGATTGCCGGGGAAGCGCCTGCTCTCGCAACTGATGTAGAGCGGATCAGGATGGTTTGCAAATCAATGGGGATAAAAATAGCGAAATTGGAGCGAGACCTTCATTACGGGAACGGCTATTTAAACCCAAAGAAGATGGCATCTGTTTCCTCACAGCGGCTTTCGGAAATCGCTGATTATATCGGCGTTTCTGTTGATATGCTTTTAGGAAGAACAAAGTATTGTTCACAAGAAGCGCCAAACAATATATCTCTTGACACAATATGTAACTTAGACGACAGCGAGCTTTCCGAAGAAGAAAGAAAAGATCTTCTTGCTGATTTGAGGGATTTCTACGAGTTTAGGAAAAAACAGATCATTAATAAACGCAAAAAATGACATGGCAGAGGATAAGAATCAATTCTTGACGCTTGCTGAATACTTCAGTGTCTCAGAGGACTTAATGCGCGAGGCTATCCATTATTACAAGGAGCGATAGCGATTTATAATGTAGAAAAAAGTCAAGGACTTTTTTCTACAAATGAGTGTAACTCATTTGTAGGTTTAATCTTAAAACTGGAGGTGTAAATGAAGTATTGCAGGCAATGCGGCTCCCCCGCTCCAGATGATTCTCGTTTTTGCGAAAACTGTGGAACCCGTTTTTCGAGTTTCGTTTCTGTAAGCTCCGAAGAGCCTCGATCTGATTCCGCGTCCTCGGAAAAAGAAGCAGAGGAGCAGGCACAAGCGCCAAAAGAGACAAATGGCGCTGTAGAAATAAACAGTTCGGAGAGCAATAAGAAAAAGAAATTGGATTCCCTTGAAGAGATTTACAGTCTCGGCTATTTCAGCGAAACGGAATATAAAGCCAGAAAGCGGGATCTTCTCCGGGAGCAAACTCCAGCAGCACCTATACAGCAGTCAGTAACAACGGCAGAAAAAACCAGGAATACCGAGTCCGAGAAGGATAAGACAATTTCCAAACGCTCCGGGTGCCTTGTTCGAATCGTAATGATAATAGTGTTTTTGATCTTGCTTCGTGCTTGTTTTGGCGGCGAAAGCAGCAATTCATCCAGACCTTCCGAACATTACATCACAAACCAAGAAGCATTTTATGCCGCTCAAGAAATTGTTAAAGAGAATTTGAAGTCTCCGTCTACGGCCAAATTCTGCTCCTATAGCGAAGCCAAGATTCTTTACTTAGGGAACGGTCAGTATCAAGTTTCAGGATGGGTAGACGCGCAGAACAGTTTTGGAGCTATGCTTCGCAAGAATTTTGTCGCAACCTTTACGGAAATGAAAGACGCAAAAGGAGAGGTCGGTTTCAAGGGGGGGAAAGTCGTATTTAATGATTAACGCCAAGCGCATGATAGGAAAGCCGAAAGGAGGATTACTTTGAGCTGCATCAAATGCAAAAAGGATCTCCCCGAAGGCGCCGCCTTCTGTCCGTGGTGCGGGAAAAAGCAAGCCTTCTCTCCCCGCAGAAAGAGCCGAAGGCCCAACAAAACAGGAACGGTATATAAAAAAAGCGGGAATCGCGCCCGTCCCTGGGTCGCGTCCCGCTCCGGCGTCACCGTCGGCTATTTTGAGACAAAAAAAGAGGCCCTTGAAGCGCTGGAGCGTGTCTCCGGCAAGCGCCTCACGGACCGATATAATATGACGTTCTCACAAGTGTATGACGGATGGAAAAAGGAGCATTTCGAGGAAGTCGGCGATACTACCATAGCGCAGTACAAACGGGCATATGATGTTGCCGCGCCTTTGCATGATCGGCTTTTCCGGGAGCTTCGGACGCCCGACTTTCAGGCGGTCTTGGATGCGCAGAAGGATTTGGCAAAGTCTACTGTCGAGAAATTCAAGCAGCTTTTCACAAGTATGTCCGATTGGGCCATCCGCGAAGAGATCATAGAGACAAATTTTGCCTCCTATGCCAAGGCAAAGGGAGCCGACAGCAAGCCTCACCAACCGTTTACTGCGGAAGAGATCGAGAAGATCAAGGCGGAAGGGAGCGAGACGGCCCGAATCGTGCTCATGCTGCTTGCCACCGGTATGCGTATCTCCGAGCTTTTCGATCTCCCATTAGCGGATTACCACAAGGATTACGTGATCGGCGGCGAAAAAAGCGAGGAGGGACGAGAACGAATCATCCCGATCCGTGAGGAAGGCCGGGAGCATTTCGCCTATTTCGCTGCCAAAGCCAAAGTCATGCTGCTTGATGGATATACGGGCAACAAAAATGCGCCAAATTTTCGCAAGAGAAACTATTATTCCCTGCTGGATCGTCTCGGTATTGATAGGAATAAAACACCCCACAGCACCCGCACCACATACGCCACCCGTGCGGTAGACGAAGGGCTTTCGCCCGCCGTCGCGCAAAAAGTTCTCGGCCACGCAGATTTTGATACAACGCAGAAATATTATAACAAGCCGGACGCCGAATCCCTCGTCTCCGCCGTCACCGCAGCCGCTCAGAAAGAAAAACCGAAAGACACAAAAGGAAGACACAAAAGGCAGCGGCAGTAGTTTGGCAGTAATTGAGAGCAAATATAGAAAACTATTCAGCTAAAAAGTTGCGATATTCCACAAAAACTCCGCAATATTCCAATATATTGCACTATATTGTTACCGCAATCCTGCTTGACGTGCGAAGGGTCAGGGATTCGAGTTCCTTACCGTCCACCAAAAAAGTTACCGGAATCGCTTATTTTCAGCGATTCCGGTAACTTTTTACATATAAATTAAGGTATCTTATTTTCAGGCTACCTGTTCGTGTCAGTAGTTTGGCAGTAGTTTTACTCCGTTGCGATCTCCGACGCACAAGCGATATACCCAGCGGCGTCGATGTAACTGTCTTCCTTGAAGCGCCCAGATTTCAGCCGTGCAATCTTCATCAAGGCCATCATCATGCCGACCTCATGGGAACTGATCTGCCGATCCAGATACGCCGTCCAGAGTTTTGCGATTTCCTCGAAACTATGTTCCGGTGTCCCGTAGTCGTTTTCTCGATCCTGGCATACGCAGCCGATAGCCTTTTCGAGGCATTCTTTTCTTGTCATTTCTTGTTCTCCTCCTCAACAACTCGTTTTGCATCCGCCCATCGGGCTTCAAAGGATAGCTCCATCGGGATCGGAGCATGATTATAGGGACGAATCGGCAGAAATAGCGCATTTGTCAGTTTCTCGCGCCATGGCGTACCAAGCAGCCCCCCAAGATCTACCAGCGAGGTAAGCCGGATGAAGTCCATGCACATCTCCCGGTACGTCGCGTAATGATCGCTGACAACCGGGAGTGACGGCGCCGCATCGAGATAGAAGTAGCTCATTGCTATAAACTGTGGCAAAAGGCCCATATCTTCCGGCCCCTTATAACGAGAAGCCTGCTCCACATAGTAGATTGCCGCCTTGATATACGTCAACGCCTGCCGGAGCTCTGCATCAGCGGATCTTGAAAGCGATCCCTCCCTGTAACGCTGAATATGCACAGGCCAGTTCGTCTCATACATGCGGGTGGCAAACTCCGTAGACAGGGAATTAAACGCGAGATCTTCCGACATCGGCAAGTTTGGGAACAAAATTCCGTACTCTTCCAGGAATTTCTTCCGATAGAGCCGACCATGTACCCATGTTACGTGTTCGCGCCCCACCACTTGGAAATGACCGTTCTTCCCCTCGCGCATTGTTTTCCCGATGATGAAATCCGGCTCTTTGTCCAAAAACTCCCGGAAATTTGCGATAGCATTCGGCAGCAGATAATCATCCGCGTCCAGGAAGCAGATATAGGGAGAATGTGCCAGTTTCAGCCCCGTGTTGCGGGCATAGCCGACGCCTCGATTCTTCTGCAAGAGTGTGTCGTTGATGTAAAGCCCGTTTGGGCTGTTCATCAGATCATACAGGGCTATTCTTTGCGCAGAATCAAATCCGTCCTCAACCACAAGAACGTCAAAATGGTTGTCGGTTTGCAGTTCGAGGCTCTTGATTGTATTCCCGATAGTCGCTTCCGCTTTATAGGCCGGAATCACTACGGTGATATCATTGCTCATTTTCGTCCTCCTTTGGCAATTCCTTCTCCATCGCCCGCACCCGTTTCCGGTATTCCTTTTGCGCAGATCGACGTTTTTCCAGATTCTTGTTGTAGTCGCGCTCCCGCGCCTCCTTGACCCGTTCTGGATGTCGCTCCCGATATCGCGCAGCTCGCTTCCGCTGTTTCTCCTTTTTTACCTTCCTCGCATATTCGTCTGGTGTCAGCGCCACGTTCTCCTCCTTCCGGGTCAAAAAGACGGTTCCGAAGCGGGAAGCATTCGAGCAGCCCACTTTTCTCGTATTGCACCATATACCAACGGTGCGCGTGATTGATATAAACGATTGTAGCCTTTCGCTCCTGGCGCATGTTCATGGGGAAAGCCCCCTCTTGGCACCATCGAGGCAATCTGTAAATCGTCTCTCCTACTCTGATACTCATTCAAATAACCGTTCCTGCTCGTAGTCAGTGAAAAGACAGGTCTGTGAAGCGAAGTCTCTGAATCTCTCTTCCTGAAGATCGTAATACAGTTTGTCAATCTCACATCCGACGAAATCCAGATTCACTTCATAGGCAGCGATCCGGCTGCTCCCGCTTCCGAGATGCGTGTCCAAAATCCTGTAACCAGGCTTTGCAAACTGCATAAAAAGCCAGCGGTACAGGTCAACGGGCTTCTGCGTGGGATGGATTCGGATCTCGTTCAGGCGTTTATCTCCCTGCTGTACCGTTCCTTCTGATATGCTTTTCCCCTGCATCATGCCCCGCCACATAAAGCGGAACATATCAACGCGGGTCGTCTGACTGTTGTATGCAATCTCGCAATCGGATTGATCAGTCCCATCATTGCACTTGTCCCAAATTATTCGGCCTGGACCGAATCGCTCCTCAGTGTAGTAGTTGACGCCCCAAACAATCTGATGTTTGCTCACGCGCTGGAGCTCCGCAAAATACTCATGCCCCGGAACAGCAGAATCCCATCCACGCTTCTCATAGCCGCCGTCGGCGACATATAGTTTTGTTCCGTTCTTCTGCTTGACCCATTGACTCCTTTTTTTCCCGCCGTCTTCGCCCCTGGCATAGGGAGGATCAACGATGGCCAGGTCAAAGAATTTGTCTGGATATCGGGCCATGACCGCCATGCAATCCTCGTTATATGCAATACTCTCTGCCATTACCCACGCTTTCCAGGCCGAAGCCTCGCTATCACACGCTTTTTGATAGACTCCTTCTGCTCGGGGACGACCTGGGCCCGGAATGCAGCCGAACCCGTGTCGGAAAGAGCCGGATGGAGGTCAAACGCATACTGGCGCGGCGTCAAATCGTCCAGTTCCCACGCCTCGCACACCGCCGACACCGCATTGATGCGTGGTGAATAACGGGTGCATATAGAAACTCCGCTTTCATCCGCCAGTTTTGCATATTTGCAGTTTAAACAGGCACGATTCTGTATCACCATAGCACGACCCCCTCAATCTCTGCTCTGATTTCCAGGACGTTAAGGTAATTCCCCATCGCGGACCGCTGCGCTCTGAGAAGTTCAATCGGGCAGTTCAGCGTGAAATCAAGGGTCCCGTCATAATATCTGTCGATAATGGCGTCCAGTTTCTTGATCCGCTCTTCAAGTTCTCGGTATTCGGCTGCCATCCGTTCTTTATAGGCTTCCATATTCAATCCTCCCTCGGTAATAGTCCGATCTTCTTGCAGAGAGCCACTTCCCGCTGATAGATCGGAGCGCGATACCACTCCAAAACAGTTTTCAGCGCCCTCCGAAGCTCGTAGTCATAGCGGCCAGCTTGGTCGCATTGATCCGCCGCGTCTATCCCGGCGATTGCACGCTCCATCACGCAAATGGGTATGATTTCGTTGTGATTTGTATATTTTATTTGCAACCTGTGTCCTCCTCTATGCAGAAAATTGAATCAATAGATTGGCTTCGCCCAATTTCTTCCAGGATTTCTAAAGCGTCCTTAAAGGCTCCTGATGGATTTGTTGCACTCACTCCAAAATGATCCAGAGTCCCAGATAGTTTATGAATCTGCGCTATAAGTTGTTGCGCTGCATGTTGACGGAACTCTTCTCTTGTTTCTGGCGCATAGTCGCAATTTGGGCAGAACAGTTTAACCCCTTTTGCCAATTGTCCATCAGGACCATATAATTGCTCGGCTTCTAATTCTGATCCGCAATAGGGGCACTTTAGTTCGCTGGCAATGAGTTTGGCTTCCATTCTGACTACCTCCCGCTGCTGCCGAAGCCGTTATCCCCCCTGTCGCTCTCGCTCAATTCGCCCACAACCTCAAGCGGCGGCGCAAGGTACGGCTGAATGACAAGCTGGGCGATTTTATCTCCCGGAAGAAAAACATGACCGGCGGAGCCGAAATTATAGAGTTTCACAACGATGCTACCCCTGTACGGCTCGTCTATCGTACCGCCAAGGCTCACAACACCGCTTTTGACGTTCAGCCCGCTCTTGCTTTCGATCTTCCCGTAGTAGCCGCGCGGAAGCTCAATATGAACGCCAGTATCTACGGCGGCGGAGCCGCCCGCCGGGATTCTGAAAGCATGGGGGGTCCTCAGATCCAGCCCCGCGTCCGTCGGATGCGCCCGCAATGGCATATACGCCCCAGGATCAAGTTTGATTCTCATTTTCGTCTCCTTCCGTATTGCTCTTGATACCGTTTTTCATAAGCGCCCCGCAAAAAGGACAAGTCACCGGCGGCTGACAAAACTCGCACCGCAACTCCTGAAGGCAGGAGGTACACTGATAGTAGCCGTAACGCGGATTGAGAAATCCCGGAGTGCAAAGAGAGTAGCCATCGAACAGCCATTCGGCTTCTGCCTTGCTCTGCTCCTCCTCGTCTCCTTCCTCATAGATAATCTTCTTATGCTGATAAACCGCGTACTCATGCTCCAATCGCGCCCCCGGGCTGTCCCGCCAGTTGTTCAGCAAATAAATCGCATCCGCCGCGTCCAGCATCGCAAACGATAATTGCATGTAGGATTTGTGGCGCAAGCCTACCGGCAGCGTCGCAGGATTGAGAACGATATATCCCGCCTCGGTCAGCTCCTCAGCCTTCGCGTTGAACCGCGCCCGCCCATAGTCCGGCAGACCCGTCATTTTACCCGCCAGATAGACGATCTTCTTCTTCCGCGGCTTTCGGTCCGAGCACGTGGCCCCCTCTCGGTACAAAACACACCCAGCATCACAAAATGCTGTCGTGTGAAGATTGCAGTAGCCGCCCAGCTCGTGTTTGCAGTCAATCGCCATTTGCTCCACCCTCCGGGAATTTCATAAAGACCATCCAATGCGTATTTGCGGCTTTGCCGGAGCGATTTCCGAAAAGCGGCTCCACGCCGATGGCGTCGATCACTTTCCGCGTCGTTATCTGTACCTCGCTCCATTTGAAGATCAGGGTCCCATATGGCTTCAGGACCCGCATACACTCCCAAAAGCCATCATGGATCATCCCCGCCCAATCAGGCGGGAGCCGACCATACTTTTTCTTCATCCAGGCATTGTCCCCGATCTTCACAAGATGCGGTGGATCAAACACCACAAGATGAAACGTATTGTCCTCAAACGGCATTGCCGTGAAGTCCGAAATCACGTCCGGGTGTACATTGAGTCGCCGAACACTGTCGTTCTTCGTGCTCTTCCAGATCGCCGTCCCGTCCTCTTCCCGGCAATCCATGTACGTGGCCGCCTCGCAGTATTTTTGAAACCAAATCATGCGAGATCCACACGTAGCGTCAAGAATCGCTTTTTCCAATTTCTTTCCTCCAACGAACTTTCTTTTCGTCCAGAACGATCTCCTCCTGGATGTATCGCTCCCCCGTCCAGTGTGTGCCGCCCGCAGGGCCGTCACAAATAAATCCCGCAGCCCGCAGACTCGCCCCGTTCTCACTCTCCCGCGTGTACGTAACCAGCCGCTTGTACCCAAGCCCTCGCGCAGCTTTCCACGCATACCCATAAAGCATAGAACACGCATTCCGCGTCCCGTCCGTGCAGCAGCGATTGACCTCCAAAGTCAGTCCATCATCAAAGTATCGCCCGACCGGACGCCCAACCATAGCCACCCCGCACAGCCGCTCCCCGTCATAACACGCTATGCTGAATTTATGTCCCGCCGGAGGCTTGTTGTGCCGGTGATGTATCTCTACAAACGACCGCGCTACCCCGTACTCTATCGGCCTGATATCCAGTCCCAAATCCTCTCACCCCTCTCTGCCGCAAACTATAACAGCCTTTGTCAATGTCAAAAAAATAGAGCCCATGACTAACCTCCCGTCAGTCATAGACCCTATTTCACCACTCTGTAGTTTTTTATATTTTTTCCCGGCTACCCCTTTGTAACAAGCCTGTAAGTCACCAGCGCATTCTCCCCGCTCCCGCGCGGAAGATATATCACGCAAAGAATCTTCTTCGCCCCAGGCCCCAAAGCCGCCGTGTCAAACGGTATGCTCTTCTTTAAACCCCTATACTCAGGCATCCCATCCGCATCTTCCAGTATGGTGCGCTCTATTCCTCCCCATACCTCATCTATGCCTTCCCCTACCTCGACCCCTATCAGATCCTCCACCCGCTCCTTCCACCGCTTCTCGCCATTGTCCCGATATATAAGATACTTCATGCTTTAACCCCCACTATATTCTCCAATTCTAACGCTACGCCCCATCTATCTTACTTTATAACCTATCCGCTCCCTAATGTCAATCTTATGTCGCTTTCTATTGTTCTCTGGAGATTACGGAGGTAGAACTGCACCAAGGCATTGGATGGGAGAATTTCCCGTCTGGATTCTGAAACCGGGGGCCCCGTCTCCAGGCGTTCCCCGCTTCCCCGTTCCCCGCTTCAACTATTGATAATGCACATTATCAATAGCGAAAGACGCTTCCGGCCTTCACGCTGCCCCGCTCCATGCCTTCACACTGTCCCGCATTCGGGCCGTTCCCCTTCGTGATGATATCATGCTTTTTTCATGGTAAATAATAAGATATTTTATTATATTACATCCCTCACCACAACAGGCGCATTACAGAGAAAACACAACATAGAAATTACATAGAAACACCACATAAAACACTATACAGAATACTATATATAATTATAATAATGTATAATGTCATTAGATGGCGGGGGCGATGTATATTATAAGGGGGCCCGCCTGATGGCGGGCCCCGTCTGATTGTATTATATTTTGGTTTTAGTCTTCGGCGGCTTGTGCTGCTTCGCGCATGGCCTGGAGGCGGCGGTTTACAGTTGCGCGGGCGATATTGAGAGTTTCGGCGATTTCGCCTTGCGTGAATCCGGCAATAATGCCGTTAATGATTGCGGCGTCGATCCGGTCCGTGGCCATTGCTTCGATGACGCTTTCCAGGATGGCGGCCTCTTCTGTTGGCCGTTCCCCTTTCTCCCGGTGCATGGCCGCTCCAGTTTCGGCGGCGTCGCTTGCTTCCCGGAAAGAATAATCGCCGCTTTCGTCGGGGTCCTTCGATCCGCCGACGCTATGGCCGCTGAAGCTCCAGGCTTCCGCGAATAATGCCCGCTTTGCTGCTTCGACGGGGCCCGCGGCGGGATCCGCTTCAAGTTCGATCCAGGCCGCGCCGATGAGATCCGCGGGGGCGGGCCTTCCGGCCTTCTTCCAGTCCCCCGGGAAACGGCGGCAAGCCCATGCACAGCAGCGCTCCAGCTCTTCCATGATTTTCTTGTTGTTATCCATTGTTTTTTCTCCCTTTCTTTGATATAATTTTTTCGGGCCCGGTTTCTTTTCCATTGTTCCGGGTCCATGGAGGGCTTCCCGTGATTCCGCCGCGGGGAGCTCTCCGCCTTTTTTCCGCCTCTCTGCATTTTCCAGGGCTTGAGACCTGCAGACGCTTTCGCGGTCCGGCTGCATTAGCGATTGACTTTTAACTAAAAATCTGCTATATTGATTGAGGGCGCCGGGGTAAGGCTCCCGGCGTGCCTCTTTTGCGGGGCGGGCGGTTATCGTTGGAAGCGTGGCCGCCCGCCTTTTTTATTCGCTGCTTTCGCTTTCGCCTTCCATGATTCGCTTTACGCTTTCGCGGAACTCTTCAAGCGTTTTGCATTTGTCCGAAAGCTCTATAATGGCTCTTAGCAGCGCTTCCGAAACATTGATTTCTATTTTCCCTCCCTCCCTTCTTTTAGGGCTTCCCGCCCTGCCTTACAATGATATTATATAGACTTTTTCCGCTCTTTTCTATGGCTACAGTAAACAAAGATAACAGCTTGCATTTGTATATTTTTTTCGCCATTTATGGCATTTTCTAATTAAAAAAGTTATGATTTTCTCTAAAAAGGCCGCTTTTGCGGCCTTTTCTTTTTGCCCGAAAAAGTTTCAAAAAAATTATTTTTACGTGTTACAATCCGGGCCGCTGCCGCGCTTGTTATTGCAAAAATCAAAGAAACTGGAGGCGTTTCCCAATGACCGATAACAGATTGAAAAGCGCGGCCCGCCTGGAGTCCCGCGTTGCCGTATACGTGCCGGGGACCGCGGGCGTAAATACTGCCGCGGATAATTCCGCGCACGTGGAACGGGCCGCGGCGCTGCTTTCGGAGCTTTTCGGCGGCGCTTCCGCGCAAAGCGTCCGCGGCTTTTGGATGTCCAGCGCGGCGGGGCTTGTTGCGGAAGATACCACCGTTATTTATAGCTTCTGCACGGCTGCCGCCCTGGAGGCAGGGCTTCCGCGGGTCCTGGACCTTTGCGAAGCGCTGAAGGCGGATCTTCAGCAAGAAGCAATCAGCCTTGAAGTCAACAACCAATTATATTTTATCTGAAGGGGGATTTAACAATGCTTACTATGGTAATTCAGCGGGCGCGGCGCGGGTCATGGGGCGCCGGATGGGAGATTTACGTTGCGGGCCTTCCCCGGCGTACCTATTTAGGCTATAGCCGCCGGGAAGCGGAAGCGCGATATCGTGCGGAACATGGCCTCCAGCGGCGGCGCCTGGAGAAACTGCTTCTTGATTGACGCGGGCCGCCGTCGTCCCGGCGACGTTAAAAAGCCGTTAGGCCGGGAGCGTCCGATCCGCGCGTTTTTAGCGCGGGCGGGGTCGGAAGAAATCCGAAAAATTTAATGCCGGGCGGGCCGTGCAATCCCTTGCAATTTAACGCGGGGCGCAAAGCCCGGACGCGGCGGAAATTACTGGAGGTATCATTATGGCAAAAATCACGAGAGAGCAGGCCCAAAAGTGGGACGCCCAGGCAAAAGGCGGCTTCCATTTCGACGTGCGGCAATATGCCATCTGGGGCGAGAAAGAACTGCGCCGGACGGTGGAGCTTGACGGCGGCGACGTGCTGGAGCTGAAGCTGGAATATACCGCCGAGCACGAGACGCGGACCAATGAATACGGCTGCCGGTGGACCGTGGCGACGGGGCGGCACATTCCGACGCTGCGCGTTACCCGTTGGCGCCCGTCCTCCAGCGGCTCCGGCTGCTATGTGTCTCACGGCGCGGGGAAGACGGTGGCCATTGCCCCGGCGGAAAAGAGCAAAAAATACGCGCTTCTCTGCCGCCTCTCCGGGGAGCTGGACTGTTCGCCCTATATCGCGGAAGCCGTCGGTTGACGGCTTCCGGCCCGTGGCGGCGGGGATAAACAGCCGATCAGGCCGCCAGCGTTCCCGGAAATTCCGGGAGGTTCGGGAAATCTGTACAACAACAGCGGACAACCTGTAAAAATCTGCACAAAAGCCGCTGACAATGTTACAAAATCCGGTTGAAGTCCACTTGTTATTGAAAAGAGCAAACGAAGCGGGCCGGAGGGGCCGATGGGCAATAGCCGCACGGCAAAACGCCGCCCCGCACCCGGAAAAATTTGTACAAAAGGAGCGAACAACATGAGCACCGCCAACTTTACCACCAGTCTTTGCGGCTTCCCGCTTTACGCCCGGGAATATGGGTATTCCAAGCGCTGCCCGGAATGCGGCTGCTGGAACAACGCCGACGCCGAGAGCTGCGACGATTGCGGCGAAAATCTGCACAACGTCGAGCCGGAATATGACGAGTTTCTAACCGATGACATTTACAGGGAGGCCGCCGACGACGCCGAGGCGCTGAATAGCGGCCTGGAGTTCTTCAAGGTCTCCGTGGCGTCCGGCTATTATACGGGCTTCCAGTTCGTTGTGGATATGCCGCGGGACGATCCCGAAGATCTGGACAACGACGATTGCCATTATTATTATGACCGCTGCCGCAGCAAGGCGATCCGGGCTTGCGGCGTCGAGCGCCGGAAGCTGGAGAAGCGTCTGGCCGACGTAGCCGCCCGCAACGGCTTTGACCGCTACGGCGTGGCCGCCCGCTTCTCCAACGGGGAAGTGTTGTATCAGAAGTATTGAAAATCTGCATAACAGGCGGGGGCATGATCCCCCGCCGTTCTTTTTTCCGAAAATCTGTAGAAAATCTGCATAGAAGTGTTACATTTTTGGCATTTATCACACTTGTTAGTGTAAAGGGCATCAAAAATCTGTACAACGGAGGCAAATACCATGACTGATAAAAACGGGATCGAGCTGAAAACCGGAATGATCGTCCGTATCACGGGCGGCTATTTCAAGGCGGACAACGGGCTTTTCTTCATCGAGCATAGCCCTGGCGATCCGGGATGGTGCGGTCGGGACTATTCCCTTCACAAGATCAACGCAAGCGGCAAAATCAGCACGGCAAAGTACAATATCGCGTTTTGGCCGCTTTCCGTGACCGTGAACGGCTGGGCCAAAACGATGGCGGCGCGGCGCTGGAACGCGGAGCACGCGGAGATCGAGGTCTGCACCGTCAAGGACTATACCGAGCTGCGCCAGCACTTCCTGGAGGAAGCAGACGGCCTCCAGCCGCGGATTGATTGGGAGGCGCGGAATTGGGGAGAGACCGCCGCGGTCAAGGAAATGACCGCGAGGCAGCGCCAGTATAGGGCGATTGCCGAAAGTCTGTAAAAATCTGTATAGGAGGCGCGAAAGCATGAGAAAGTATTATCTGACCTTTCATCTTGTAGAGGGCGACGAGGCGGGCGCTGCCCGCTTCTGCGCCGAGGTAAATGCAGCGGCTTCCCCCTATGTTCGCCGCCGCTATCCGGCGTCCTATACGCCGTACCATATCAAAGACAACTATGGCCCCGGCAAGGACTGGAGCGGCTGGATCTGCTGGTATCACCGTTAAAAATCTGCATAACGATGTTACAAAATAGCGCTTTACAACACATGTTAGTGTAAAGAGGATCACGAAGCGATCCGAAAATTCACAAGGGAGGAACGAAAAATGCTGAAAGTCCTTGTTTCCTGCGGTTTCTGCTTCTTCCGGCAGCTTGACGAGCATCGGGCGGAGCTGGAAAACAAATTCACCGGCCTGCGGGTGATCTTTGACGCCGCCGCGGACCGCTACACCGTAAAGGAGGCGATCCTGTGAAACTTCTGAACGTGCTGCTGAAGATCCTGCTGCTGATGCAGGCCCCTGAGACCGCTCCCCTTGCGGCGGTGGCTTATATCGACGAGCTGAAGGAGGCATAAAGCATGACAACCGAGACCATGAGCTACATTGACCGCTTCATCAGCGAGCGCCTGGCGGCCCACTGGAACGATTGGGATATCATCGACGCGCTGATGGAACGCTTCACCCGGGCCGAGCTGGAAGCGGCTGGCTATGCGGACTTCATCAAGCCCTATTTCGAGGACGAGGAGGCGGAAGCATGAAGCCCTATAAAGAGATTGAGCAAGAGGTCATTGCTATCTGCAAGCAGAATCCCGATTGCTGGTACAACAACGCTACGACGTGCCCTTTCTGGCCCGTCTGCGGCACGTTCAAGGACGAGCAATATTCCAGCATCACCGAACGGACAGAAGCCTTTGAAGCGGCCATTGCCGCCCGCTACAATGAACTGAAAGGATCGCCTTTATTTTTCGAGTAAAAAAACAGAACGAAAAATCTGCACAGCCATGTTACATTTTACCCCCCAAGAACACATGATAGTGAAAGCACCGTAGGGGCGCTTCACGAAGCGCCCGCCGGAAATCTGCAAGGAGGAATCAGAACATGCACAAACCGAAGCGCTGCCCCTGCTGCGTCGGACGGCCCGATTATCTGAAACTCACCTATGCAGGCGAATCCGTGTGGTCCTTTGGCTGCTGGGCCATCGACAATCCGGCTTGCAGCCGCCACCCCACGACGAAATGGTTTAAGAGCAAGGCGGAGGCCATCGAAGCTTGGAACAAGGAGAAATTTGCATGAAGTACGAATTTACGAATCGAGAGAGCGATATTCTGTATAAAGCCCTTAGACTGCTGGTTGACAGCGTTGAGGACGCATATGACACGATTGAAGGATGCACAAGGGGACAGGGCGCCATTGAGCGATATCTAAAAGAGATCGAGAAACTGGAAAACAAACTCCTCGGGATCGGAGGCAATGAATAACCTGGGACCTGCTGTTTGAGCGTGATATAGTCAAAAGGAGGCATAACGCAATGGAAATGATCGTCAACCGCGAGACCGAAAAGCTGGAGCTGCATTTCAGCCGCGAGGAGTATATGGCCCTTCCGGAGAGCGACCAGGCGGAGATTAAGAGCAATTTCCTTTTCTCCCGCCGTTCGGGGGCGTGGGTGAGCCGCGCCAAGTGGCCCAATACCTACCGCGCCGAGGCCGTGGCGAAGCGGCTGGGCGCCGTGGACGGCGGCAGCGAGGGCGAGGCCCTTTCCTTCCAGGAGAAGCAGGAGCGCAAGGCGGAACGCGCCGAGGCGCGGGCCGAGCGGTATGAATGCTACGCCGAGAACGCCGAAAGGCGCGGCGAAGCCCTCCAGAAGCCCATCAACGACATGCACGGGGATATCGCCTTTTTCACTCAGCCCAACATTGACAGCGCCGGGGGCCGCGCCTTTACCCGCCGCCGGGAACGCATGTTCGCCGCCTATGACCGCGGCATGGAGGAATTGAAGAAGTCCGAATATTTCCGGGACCGCGCCGAGACCGCCCGGGAAACCGCCGCCGGAACGAAACCCAGGGACAAGGGCTTTTGCCAGCGCCGGATCAAGGAGGCGCAGAAGGAGATCCGCGATTGCCGGAAGCTCCTGGAGGAATACGACGCCAAGATTGCCCGCATCGAGGCCGGGGAGGCTGTCAAGCGCTACGATGGCAGCGTCATCACCGCTGACGACGTGCGCGGCTGGATCGAGCGGCAGGAGGCCCGCGTCGAGGCTGCCATGTCCAAAGAGCTGTACTATACCGAGATTCTGGAGGAGTTGGGCGGCGTCCCCTGGAGCCGGGAAAATCTGCACAAGGGCGACCTGGTAACGATTGCCCGCTATGGCAAGGTCCGCTTTGTTCGCGGCGGCTCCGTGAACTTCACATATGAATTTCTACAGCCGCACATGACCTACGCCGACGGACGCCCCATGCAGGGCCAGGCGTCCTATGCCGAGATCACCGCCGTCTCCCCCGCACCGTAAAAATCTGTACAAAAAAATACGGGAAAATGTTACACTTTTCTTTCCCGGAACACTTGTTATTGAAAAGAAAAGGTTGTAAAATCTGCATAAGATTTACAACCGATCAAAGGAAAGGAGCAGAACAATGTCTGAAGAACTGAGAAGAAACATCGGGGAAGTCGGTTATCCTTTTGAGCCGATCACCGGCATATATCACGAGGGCGGCAAACAGCCGTGGCAGCTCTTTATGCTGGAGCGCGATGTCGAATTTGAAGGCCAGACCTGGCGTGTGGTGATCGTTGAGCGTTGCTTCTACGACCCGGACGACCTGGAAGCGGTAGACTATGCCGAGGATATTCTGGCGGAAGCATGGCCCCTGTAATCTTAAAAAGCCATACAACCGGAAGGAGAAAACACAATGCGTGAATTGAACGAGCCCCAGGCTTATACCTATAACGAGCTTTTGAAGGAGCTCCGCGCGGTCAAGGAGCAGATGCCTTTTACGGATCTGGTCTATGTGGAGGAATCCAATAACAAGAAGGACGGGATGGCAATTCTGACCTTCTCTTCCCCCTATAACCTCACGGTGGATATCCTGAATGCCGTCGTAGACAGCGGCGATCTCACCCGCGCCATGTTCCGTGCCGATTGCTGTCAGATTGTCTCCAGCGGCGTCGGCGAGTTTCGGATTTATTTTATCATCCGTGACGTGTGGGTGGTCGGCGAATCCCTGCCGGAACACATGTTTATGGACATCAACCAGAAGATCAAAGACATGATCGAGGCCAGAAAACTGGCGAAGAACGGCCCGGAGCTCCATATTCTGGAGTGATCCTCTGAAAATCTGTATGGCAGCCGCCTTTTCGGGCGGCTGCTTTTTTGCGCCCTGATATTCTCCGCAGGGACGGCCATTGGCCGTCCGCCTCCCCCGTTCCCCTTGTAGGGGCGCATCCTGTATGCGCCCGCCGTCTCCCGTCTCCGTAGGGGCGCATCCTGTATGCGCCCGCCGTCCGCGTCCCCCGTCATTGCGAGGGCCGCAGGCCCGTGGCAAGCCGCATCCCTGTACCCCTCGTAGGGGGCGGCGCCCCGACGCCCCGCGCCCCCCTTCAAAAATCTGTATAACGATGTTACAAAACCTCTCCCAGCAACACATGTTATTGCAAAGAGAAAACCATCATCGAAAGGAGCGATCCCAATGTTTGAAACCTACGACCGCATTACCGGCCTGTTCCTCAAAAACTGCCGCCGCAATTGCCTGGCGGAGAACAGCGTCAGCACTTATGCCCGCTGCTTCCGTTATCTCCGGGAATTTGCGGAAAAGCGCGGCGATTCCGAAGTAGATTCCCGCACCGTGGCGGCCTGGAAGCTGTCGCTGGATGTGTCCATCAACACCCTGGATCAGTACCTTCGCAGCGTCCTCCGCCTCTCCGAGTTCGCCGAAAGCTGCGGCGAGCTCTCGGAGCCCCTGATTCGCCCGGATCTTCTCCCGCCCACCAAAAAAGTCGCCCAGGCCCGCCATAAGGAATATAACCACATTCTGGATGGCGCTGCCGCCCGCGCTTTGATGGGCGCAAAGCGGGCGAATTATGGCCGCACTCCCCATACCTTCCTGCGGGAGAAGGCCGCCGTCACGCTGCTGCTGACCTCCGGCCTCCGCAATACCGAGCTGCGGAACCTCACGCCCGCCGATCTGGATTGGGATCGCGGGCTCCTGAAAGCCCGCGTCACCAAGGGCGACAAGCCGCGCACGGCGCCCTTCTCTCACGAGGCAATGCAGGCGGTCCGGGACTATTTAAAAAGCGGCCTGCGGCCCGCTGACGCCTCCCAGGATGATTTTCTGCTGGGCACCGTAGGCAAGGATGGCAAATGGCACGGCCTCGGCAATCAGCAGCTCTCCGCCCTGGTGTTCAATTACACCAAATCCATCATCGGCGAGGACGCCGCCTGCCGCACCCACGCGCTCCGGCATTGCATGGCCTCCGCCGCTCTGGAAAGCGGCCACGCGATGGACGAGATTGCCGAGGTCCTGGGCCACACCAATATCGCCACCACGCAGATCTACGCAAAGCGCCTCAATCCCGACGCCGCCATCCGCTCCTTCGGAAATCTGTACGGCACCCTCGCGTAACCCCTCTCCCCGACCCGCGATAGGGGGGCGCCTTGACAGTCCCCCCTATCCTTTCCTGAAAATCTGTACAACAAAAGGAGTTTCTTATGGATCTCTACCACGAGGGCGATACCGTAGCCTATACTACCGCCGCAAGAATCGGATTCTGGACGCGCTCTCCGGCACAGAAGAAAAACGGCACGATCCGGGAACAGTTTTATACCGCTTACGGGGAGCCGTGCTACTGGATATCCGGTGAGCCCGAATTGATCCTCCAGCGCCAGATCGTCGGAAAATCCGCTTGACAAGCCGTGCTATCTTTACGCCGTAGAAAGAGCGGGCGGCCAACCGCCGCCCGCCGCCACACCGCCGCCAACCGCTCCCGCTCCCATCGTCCGCCTGGTCATTGCGAGGAGCGCAGCGACGTGGCAATCCGCATCCCCCGTCCCCCGTGTCATTCTGAGCGCAGCGAAGAATCTTTCCGTGCCCCCCTATGAAAAATCTGCCTGACGAAAGGAGAAATCCCCATGAAATACTACAACATCGTTTTCTGCACTCACGAGGATAAGACAAAGCCCTATATCTTCGCTCTTCCGATGGATAAGGAGGTCAAGGAGTACGATCGGCTCTGCGCCTATACCAAGCGCGGATTCAAGAGCGACCTTGTGGCTGTGTCCACCAATCTGATGGTCTCCGAGTACACCGCCCGTGTGCTGACGAAGATCCTCGGCGGCACCTGGCCCCTCGCGGAAATCTGCGGAACGGCAAAGACGGAGTATCAGCCCGTCACCACGTTCGAGCTGTTTTCTGAGGAAACCGAGCTTCCCTACTAAAAATCTGCACGAAAGGAGCCGATAAAAAATGAAAGTATACAAGGCCACAGACAAAAACATGCAGTGCCGTGGATTCCAGTTTGAGCAAGGCAAGACCTATGAGGAAGATACCGCTAAACTCTGCAAGAAGGGATTCCACGCATGTGCGGACCCCATTGATCTCCTGCAATACTACGCGCCGGGAAACGGCTCCCGCTACTTCGAGGCGGAGTTGACGACGTGTCGGACGAGCGCAAAGATGACTCAAAAGTAGTAGGCAAAAAGGTCACCCTCGGCGCCGAAATTGGGGTTCTGGGGATCGTTAAGGCCCACATTGAGTATGTAAAGCAGCATACCACCACCGAGCACACGGATCCAAAGCGGGCCACGGCTGGCAACAGTGGAGCGGCAACGGCTGGCAACAGTGGAGCGGCCACTTCCCGAGGATCTTCTGCCGTCGGAAAAAATGGCCTCGCGGTGGTGCGCGGGAATGGCGTCAAGGCCAAAGGTGGCATGGGCGCTGTTATCGTGATCGCCGTTGAAAATGACGACGATTATGGCATCAAAGAGTGGCGGGCCGGAGTGATCGACGGAGAGACGCTCAAGCCAAATACTTGGTACACGCTGAAAGATGGAGAGTTTGTGGAGGTGGAAGAGTAAGATGTGCTACGAAGATTATGAGGACTATACCCCGGAACTGCCGGAATACATGGATAAAATTCAGTCCGCCGTGGATGCCGAGGTCGAGCGGCGAGTGTCAGAGGCCGTGAAAGATCTGGACATGCTGCGCGAGGAGCAGAAGAAGTACACCGAGGACCGCGCCCGTTGGGACGAAATCGTTCAAAAGATCGATAAGCGCCGCTGTGAGGCCGAGCGCAAAATGAAAAAGATGGAGGCTGAAAAGGATGCAGCCATCAATGATGCAAAGGCCAAAAAGATTGAGGAGCTGTTCGAGGGATGGCACAAAGACGATATGTGCTACACCGTTGAGTATAAACGCGGTTATCCGCGTTGTCCCGTGTGCGATGGAAAACGGAGTATCAATGTTCCGGTAGCCGGTGTCGGAACGTCCGTAAGAGTCGATTGCCCTTGCTGCCAGTGTGGGCAGAAGTGGGGCTGGCCCGATTACAAAATAGCTGAAGTTGATCATTTCCGCATTGAAAATCCGTTGGTGGCGATGAACGAAAAGACAGGCAAGGTCTATCCCGCCGCCTACTGCAACAACTACGATTTCCGGGGCATCAAGGATTTGACCGGGGCGTTCCACACCAAAGAGGAAGCCGAGGCGTTTGCAGAACGGCACAATGAGGCTGAGCTGGAAAAGTGCAATGGGAAGCTCATGGAGTATATCCACAACAAGGGCATGGATGGATTGCTGCCGGAGAACAGGAACAAGGAGGGATAACATGGGAGAACGCACAAAGATCATGCCGAACGATATAATCCGGCATATTCCGAGCGGAGAAACGCTTGTCGTTGCTGGCGTTAATCATGTAACAAAGGAAATCTGTCCAAAAGGTTATCCCTTTCCCAGCGTCGTTAAAATGGAGGATTGCGAATTGGTCGAGCGCCGCTATGAGTTCGAGTGTCAGTCAGAAAACGTGATCCGTGCATTTATGAAGCATGGTATGCAGAACTTCATTGACGTGCGTTCCGCCATGTTTCACGGCATTATTTGAGTTTTAGAGGAGGCAATCATGGATCAAACTGCAATCAAAAAGGCGGCGCTCGATCACGCCTATTATCTGATGAAAGCCCTTGAAGAGATCGACGACGGCGATTTCGTGGACACCGTTCTCGCGGCGGTCGCCAGCGACGATGAAATCATGCTGGCGGAGTTGATGGAGGGATGAAATGAACGCGATTCTTGAAGAACTCTCCAGAAAATTGCAAAAGGACAAGGAGGAAATCACGCGGCTGGAACGAGAGATGGCGGAAATCAATGCCACCATCCGCATCCTGAAAGGGATTCGCTGCGCGGCTTGCCAAGGCAGCGGCGAAATCCGCGTTCTTGATCCTGCTGGCTCCGTATCACACGAAGCCTGTGATATGTGCGGAGGGAGCGGAATCTTTGTGGGGGTGGAGGCGTAAATGGAACGTCTGACAATACGGAACCGGGACGGGAGCGTTTCGCAGCCGATGGATCTGCGGTGGGCCGACGCCCTGGAAAAGCTTGCCGATTATGAGGACACCGGGCTGGAGCCGGGTGAGGTCAAGAGCCTTGAAGCGGAATGGCGTGCCGCAAAAACCGTTGTAGAGGAATTGCGGAGATTTAAGGCATATTTCGATTCGTTGTATGGTCAAGGGCTTGAGATTGCCAACTGGCACATGAATGGTGACATGGAGCCGTTTGACAATTTTTATGATTCGGCACTTGCAGAAATGGAGGATTTCAAATGACATCACCGATTTATGAGCCGAAAGGCAAAGCCAGGGAGTACGGAGATCTGGCGCTGAACATCTACACTGGCTGCCCGCACCGCTGTTATTACTGCTTCGCGCCGGGAGTGCTGCACAAGGAACGCGAGGCGTTCCACTCCCGCGTTGAGCCACGCCCCGGCATCGTGGAGGAAGTCAGGAAGCAGCTCGAAAAGGAAAAGATCACCGGGAAACTCATTCACCTTTGTTTCACCTGCGATCCATACCCAACCGGCTATGACAGCAGCGCCACGCGGGAGATCATCAAGCTCCTGAAGGATCACGGCAATCACGTTCAGATCCTCACCAAAGGTGACGGAAGCAGGGACTTCGATCTGCTGGACGGCGAGGACTGGTACGGGATTACGATTTCTGGAAAGCCGGTCGATGAAGGAGCGGAGCCGGGCGCAATCCAACCGCACAAAAGGCTTGCCATTTTGACAAATGCCTTTCTGACCGGAATCAGAACATGGGTAAGCTTTGAACCTGTGATTGATGACGAAGCGGTATTGAGTTGTATTGAGAGGCACCACAAACTATTCACAAAAGTCAAAATTGGCAAGCTAAACTACCACCCGTCAGATATCAAATGGAAGCAGTTTGGAAATGATGCCGAGGCGCTTTGCCAGAGGCTCGGCCTTGATTATTACATCAAAGACAGCCTCCGGGCGGAAATGGAGAAAGCGAAATGAAAATCACTGCGTCTGATTTAGCACAGCGGCTTACCGGCAATGAATATGGTCTTGAAGTTTCTGAGGCGGAAGCCCGCGTCGCAAAAGAATCCGGGCTTGTAATCGTCTATGGCTATTCGGACGACAACATGGAGTTCGAGGGCGCTATCCACGATGAAGTGGGCTGTTACGACGGAGGAAAAGCCTTTGTCAGCAAGTCCGGGGAAGTCTACGCAGACGATGGCTGTGTGCCGGAGGATGCACAGCAGAACGTGATCGAGGCTATTTGGTGCGCAAGGGATAGTGATGCCGCATGGTCGTACAGGACAGATATGAAGATCTTCAAGAAAAAAGCCCCTGTTATTGTGCTTGACGAAGGGCCGCTTTCCGGGAAAATCGTTGTAGTCGGGACAATGGGGCAAACGTGCCGATTCGGCGCGTTGAAAATCTGCAAATATGCGGACGGCGAGCTTCATGAATACGGCGCTCCGCTGGAGGTCAAAGATGTTGGAGAGCCGCTCGTTACTATCGTTTTCGGGAGCAAAGAGGGGGTCAAGCGACTTTCTGATTCGCTCTATGCACTGTACCGAAAAATGGAGGACGCGCCGGAGCCGCCGAAGGAGGTAGAGTGATGGCAACAGCCAAAATTTGTGACCGATGCGGAGCGGTTATCAACCCGCGCAATAGTGGGCTACTTCTTATTCTTGGCGTGGGCGGGTATCGTGACGGTACTGGCGAGACAAAAGACCTTTGCTGTTCCTGCGCTTTGGCACTTAGAAAGTTTCTCAAGATGGAGGTAGACAATGGAGCTTGAACCTTGTCCTTTCTGTGGAGGAAAAGCGCAGTTTTGCGCTACCGATGGCGGCGGGAAATATGCGACTCCAGACTTGCGGAAAGGCGTTATGATTCGCGGCCTGCTAATGACGCACCGGATTATTCGATGCATGAAATGTGGAGCAAGAACAAAGGTCTATGCAACAGACAGAGGCGCGTTTAACGCATGGAACAGGAGGGAAAACGAGGAAACATGAGCATCTTAATCAAGGGCATGGAGATGCCGGGAAACTGTTGTGCGTGTTTTGCCGCAGGCATAGACGGATCATGCCGAATTACAAGGGAAAAGCCGACATTTGAAGAGTGGTATGAGCAGCGGAGCGCAGACTGCCCTCTCGTCACCGTCCCGGATCATGGTCGGCTGATAGACGCAGATGCGCTTTATCGCAAGTGTGGTAGTTTCAGCCATGACGATTTGCGGATAGTTCCCACCATCATCCCGGCAGAGGAGGGCGAGACATGAGCGATTTCGCTATAGTCTTCTATTCAGACCGCATTGAAATAGAACGAGCGTTTAATGAATGGGCAGATAAAAACGGGGTTGCCAAAGTGCCGAATGCACTTGTTGCTTTCCTTGAAATTAACGGGCTGTTGAACACGGGGGAGACGGTTAAATGGTGCAGAGCGCGGCGGCAGAAAAAGCAGACTGAGGAGGGCGAGCGCCAGGACCGCAGCAGAAGGGGGAACAATGTATGAAGAAATCCGTCATCATTGCCATTCGCCCGGAATGGGTGCAGAAGATTTTTGACGGCGAAAAGACACTGGAACTGCGAAAGACAATGCCGAAGTTGGCTCCGCCGTTCCGATGCTATATCTACTGCACAAAGTCCCGTTATCCGCATGAGGATTTTCTCGTGACAATCGACCAGCCTACAGCGGAACGTCCGTTTACCGGATATTATGGCGGTGGCATGGTCGTTGCAGAGTTTGTTTGCAGTGAGATCAGCCGCCTTGACGTGCCCTTCCCCGCCTATTGGGAGGAGGTCGATCAGGACGCGCTCAAATCGGCTTGCCTGACCTATGGACAGGCGCACGATTATTTGGCCCACCGCAGCGGGTATGCGTGGCACATTTCGGAGCTGAAGATCTATGAGAAGCCAAAGAGCGTATGGACCTTCCTTCGTCCTCCTTGCGAGCGTGAATCTGACTGTAACCTTTGCCCCTACTGGAGCGCAAAGTTGAAAAACTGCATGAAGAGCCCATATATCCACCATCCGCCCCAGGATTGGATCTATACGGTGGGTCCTTTTTCTGATGAATAAATCCTTCGTTGTAGGGGCGGATTCCATATCCGCCCGCCTCGTCGCCCATCGTCTCGACCAAATCAAAAAAGCCCCACGGAAGCGCACAGCGCCCCGTGAGGCTTTTTCTGTTCTCAGAGGTATAGATACCAACTCTCACGCAAACCGTTCTCAGCGTCCCACACGAAACACTGAGAGGCCCGCTCGCTTCGATATCCCTGCTGATGCTCCCATGCGGAACATCCCGTCAGCGTCGGCATGGATCTGCACATCACGCCGTTGATTGTCTTGGCCGTCTCCTCGTGAATATGCCCGCTGTGCTCCTCCACCCAGCGGCTCTCTCCAAATTCCTTGCGGAAATCTGTAAGCAGCCATTTCCCCCGGTTTTTCGCGGGAAAATCGCCATGCGTCAGCCCTACGAGCACTTTCCCGAAATGGATCGCCTTCTGCGGATTCGGCTTGCTGTCAAACAGGATATCCGGGTTTGCCTTTTCCAGGCAGCGCACCAGATAATAACCCACGTTGCGGTCATGGTTCCCGCAGGTGTATATGTATCGGATCGGTGCCTCCAGCCTTCGCAAGATGGCAAGCGCGGCATTCATGGTATCAAAGGTGTAGTCAAAAATGTATGCCATCCGTCCGTCTGCCTGCTGCTGTGTTCCCTTCGTGGTCGTGTTCAGATCGTTGTCGATGTGCAAGATATCGCCCAAAGCGCAGACATAGATCTCCGCAAAGGCTCTCCCCCGCGCCCGGTCCACGATGTCCTCCATTGCGGAAAGGAACCGGTCCCGGCAGATCTTCATGTCGAAATCCTCCCCCGTCTCCCCTTCCCAGCTCAAAAGCCCGGAGTGAAGATCTGCTATATCGACCTCCAGAACCTCTCGCGCCCCTTCCGGCGGCTTCGGCGGCTCGCTTTCTGCCGTCGGAAGATTGCGGAATGTTTTTTCATCGAAAAAGGCTTCCAACTCTTCAAGGGATATCTCAGGCTGCTTTTTTGGCCGCACTGTCAGCTCGGATTGGCAGAGGTCGATCAGCCCCTCCTTTGTCTGCTGCTGCCACACGTTTTTGGTGAAGTTAATCACGTCCCATTCGCTTACCCGAAGGCCCTTTGCCTTCATAATCAGCTCCGGCGTGATCTCCTGCCCTTCCAAAACCCGCTGCTCGTCCTCATAGACGGAAATGTTGCTCTCCCGATGATAGGAATACTTGCTCCGCGTCGTAGCTCCCGGGGTCGGCAGCGGAGCCGAATAATCTCTGGAAAAATCGTTCTGGAAAACATTCTCGGGGATCTGCGGTGTTCCTCCTCCCGTATAATGCCCGTGGTTTTCCCTGGACAGGCCCCGATGCTTGCGCCATTTTTTGATGTGCGCCCTCGTTTTCTCGTAATCCAATCCAAGCGTTCTGGCAATCTCACCGGCATTTTTGCCTTCCAGCGACATTTTCTCCACTACGCTCCAGTCCATGCAACCCTCCGTTTTCATCCGCATTTCATAGGTTCGGCCATCGTCCTTCCGCTTATTCCTCCACGACCTCCCATCCGTCCGGGTATGCCTCCGGGCTCCAGATGTTGGCGTCGATCAAACTCCGATACACAGGCCCGTCCGCGTCGGGATAATGCACCAGATCGCCGGTGTTGTAAGCGTCCTGCGCCCCTGTGGGCTGCACCCAGACAGGGATTTCGCCGGGAAGGGCGACCTCGGTAAACAGCGCCGGGACAGCATCGGGTGTCCAGTCCGCTTGTGAAGTGTGGGCCTGTACGCACTTGTACAGCTTGCCATCGTAGCGCACACGGTCAGATACCGCGTAATCCTCGGCAACTTCCCACGCCGGGAAAAGCTCGATACCCTCCAGAGCGTCGGTATCGTCGAGAGAGGCGGCGGCTTTCTCGATCAGCGGCCTCAGCGCCCTTGCTTTCTCCTGCGGTGTCATTACTCGCTCACCCCCATCAGAATGTCATAGGCTTCGGCCTTGTCGGTGAGGTCTGTCCGCTCTTCCTCCGGCATCAGATCGCCCTCGGTGTAGGTGCGGCCATACTCAGCAGGGTCGCACGCCTCGCTGTAGCTCACGCCGTCCCGCACGACATAGCACCCAGCGTCGGAATAGGTGCGTATAAAATCTCGCCCGTTTACGTCAAAATGCTCTGTTACGATTGCCATATCGCGCCTCCTTACTCAATCGCCGTGCCGTCTGCGTACTGCGTCTCGTAGATGCTGCCCTCGATGGCCTCGATACTGTTGTTTGTGTAGCCGAGGATCGTTGACCAGTTGGTGGCGGACTGATAGCTGGAAATCAGCGCAGAGGGGACATACAGCGTACCGCCAGAGCCACCAGAAGCAAAGGGAGTGCTGTTAAATGCGTTTATGTTGGAAAGTGTCGCCAACGTGCCGGTACTGCGAATAATCAATGTATTAAGTGCAGAACACCCGGAGCATGAAGTTACTCCAAATGCACCCCTTAACACATCAAGGGCTGTCAAGGAAGTGCAGTTTCGGATCGCATCTTGTGCAGGCCCGGTTGTGAGTTTTGGGAAAACCAGCACAGAGAACCCGGTTGCCCCATAAAACGCCGCGCCGCTGATTGTGGTGACTTTAGGAGCGTTAAGTGTTGCGGATGTCGCGTAGCCACGCAATGCGTTGCCGCGGATGCTCGTAGCTTCTGGGGCATCAATGACGGTTTCTGTCCCCTGCAAAATCTTACTGTAATCAACATCCCCGCCCCCGGTGGGAATCGCCTGTATCGCAGAGACAAACCCAGCCGGGAAAGCGAGGCTTGCGCTTGTGCCGCCCTTGGTGCGGATGGCGTTGGCAACGGAGGTCAGATCGGCGTCGAGCTGGGTGCTGTCTACCAGTTTATCTACGCTCATCAAAAACTACCCCCTTGCCATGTGGAGAGTGTCTGCGCCACCCATGCAGAGCCAGACCATACCAAAAATGCCCCAGTAGCCGGGGATGACGGTGCGGCGATTGCCCCCACGTCTGCCGCAGAGGACGGGATCGTCAGCGTCACCGCGCCGGTGAGCCCGTTCACCGAGGTCACGGGGGCCGATCCGCTGAGTACATCATATTTATAAGTGGTCGCGCCGCCGCTCTCCACGACAACTATCGCCACATCCGTCCCGGCGGGATAGGAAATCCCAGCGCCTTCCACGAAATCCGCCGTAGTGGTGAAGGCCGTCTCGATGTCGTAAACAAAGCCCAAGTAAGCCGCCGAAGGGGCCGGGAGCGCCGCAATGGAGGCAACAGACCCCGCCGCTTTATATACGGTTGCCAGATGGGTTCCGATAGCCGTTTCTACCTCCTCCGCCGTTTGGAACCCGCTGTCGTTGGTGAGGTCACTTGTTTTGGTTGGGATCGTCGGCGGATTGTCCAGGTTCGGGTAGTTATAACGATTAACCGCTCCTCCTACTCCGATTTTAAATCCTGCAATGCTCATGGGTTCCTCCTTTTATGTAGATGGTAGTACCAAAATGCCGTTTGCGTCGATATAAACACCGCCGGAATGTTCCAGGGCCGTGATTCTCGCATCCAGGGACGTTGGATTGGTAAAGAGTATTTCGCGCATTCCCATCAGCGTATCAACGGCGGCTTTGGCCTCTTCCGCAGCCTGCGCCGCGAGATAGGCTTCACTTGTCTTTTGCGCAATAAAATAGCCGTTTATGCTCTCCGCCCTCCTTCGGAATGACCTTTTGTTATTCTCCCGTAAGCCTTCCCCATCGGGGGAAAGTGGCGCGTAGCGCCGGATGATGTGCCGTCCCCCCGTCTCCGTCCCCCACTGTCATTGCGAGGAGCGCAGCGACGTGGCAATCCGCATCCCCGTCCCCCTCGCAAATGGCGCCGCCGTCTTCCTCGCCCATCACGCAAACCCGGTCCATGTGCTAACCCCGAAATTCGTCCAGGTTCCGGCATTGTTGACACAGATCCCGATGGGATCGCCTGTCCAGTAGGAATAACAGATCATCATGCCGTAGTTGTCATTGGACTTGATAATCTCCACCAGTTTTTGTCCGCCGGTCATCCCCCGGAAGGCGCCGAAGTTGTTGGCTACCCATACCCGCTTTGCGCTCCGCTCCGGCATGGCGTCATAAATCGCGGTCAGTTTCGCCCAGGCGGTGGTGGCCGTTTCTCCTGTGGAGGAGGCGTATAACTCCACCACGCCGATGCTGTAATCCTGGGTTACGGGCGGCACCTTCGAGCCCCAGCCGTTTCCCATGAACCACGCCTGCGCCGTGGAAAGACTGTTCCACCAGACCACCAGCACCGTGTCCCCCACCCCCGCATTTGCGCACAGGAAAGAGTATGGGATCTGCAGCTCCGTGCTGCCGAATGGCTGGGTCACGCCGATGGTCGTCCCGTTTGGCGCCGTCGTCACGTCATAACGCTCAATGTTCAAGTGCCGTCTTGTCAGTTCCTCCACCAGTTTCCTGGTGTCTGTCCGAATCCCGTCCAAAAACTCTCTTAGTTCCTTCAGCATCCGATCCTCCTTCCGGCCTCCCTTATGCCACAGTGGCAACCTCCAGCTCGTTTACAGCCACGGCCTCAATGGTCATGGTCCCGGTTTGGCTTACCGGCCTGGAAAAGCCCTGTACGAGATAGGTTTCTGCCTTCCCGTCCTCACCAACAACACGGATCAGCTCATTTTCCCGGATATGGAACATCTGATTGCAGTTGAGGCTCACCGCCTGATTCAGCGCCGCCGTCCGTTTCAGCGTCCACGCCGCGTAATCCTCACAAATCTGATCGGAATAATAGTTCGGCATAGGAATCCGCCTGCTTTTCAGCCCGATACGGGAAATGCAGGTGGAGCTTGCCGGATTCACATTCTGCGCCCGCCCACGAGCCGTAGAATAATCGTCCGATGTCGCGCCCACTACGATAATGTCGTTGTATACCTCGCTCACCTTCGGGGCCTTTGTGATGGAGATCAGTCCCTTGTCCCGTGGCGTAAACTCCCACTGCACCGGCTTCGTGGTGTCCAGGATATCATCCTGCGAGGGGTCTACCACCAGCCTGCCAGCAGCGTCATAGCCGATCCACGCGGCAAGCATTTCCGCGAGGCCAAGCTGAATGTCCGCCGCTGTCCGTCCCCCTTCGATCAGCATATCATACGGCGCATCCGTAAGCGCCACTGTGCTTCCGTCCGTCAAGGTCTGCGTCTTGCCGTTATAATAAGTGGTGAAAATGGGCGCCACACTGTCGATTGGGTCCTGACTGTTGCTCCCCAGGTCGTAGATGCCGAGGCGAAGAACCGCCGCCATTGCCGTAAAAATATTGGTGCCCGCGAGCACTTTATAATCGCCATCCAGCGTACCATGCAGGGTCCCGTCCAGGTTCGCCCACTTATCCACCAGATGATATTGTACGGTGTCCCTGTTCGTGCTCCGCGCTTCCGTTGGGGATTCGATCTCAAAAATGCCTTGCGGCAGGTAAAATTCTGATCCGCCCGGCAGAATCAGCCCTTCGCTGTATCGGATCTGCTGCCCAAACCAGATCTTGTTTACGGCAAAACTGTATTCCCGATCCAGATTTGCCAGCACCACGTCCATTTCCCTGCGTCTCCCGTTTTGAAGCCTGCAGGATAAATTTCCCTCCTGCAAAAAAGCCCCGGAACGGCGATTTTTTGCATTGTTGTCCAGAGTAAAGGCAACGGTGCCTCCCGGATTCAAAAACTCCAGTTTTGCCAGTTTTACATAGTCGCCTCGGAGCATCTGCAGATATGCCCGCAATCTGTCGTTTGCCATAGCTCACTCCCCGCGCAAAACGTTCCCGTCTCTTCCTTAAAAGGTCTGTCCCCTCGTAGGGGGCGGCGCCTCGACGCCCCGCACTCGTCGCAGGGGCACATCCTGTATGCGCCCGCCGTCCGCGTCCACCGTCCCACGTAAGCCTTCCCCCTCTGGGGAAAGTGCCCCGAAGGGGCGGATGAGGGCCTTACCCCCGTTTACGGGAATACCAGAATGTTGTTCGCGTCGATGTAAGGCGTCGTATAACTGCCGCTTCCGTCGCGCCCCTCCAGGGCATCCACTCTGGCGTTCAGCGACGCGATTCCCGCGTTCAGCGCCGCCGCGATCTGCTGCGCCATTGCCGCATATTTCGCGGCGATCTCCGCGCTGTCGATTGCCGGTACAACATAACTGCTGTATGCTCCGTCCTCGTTCAGCGAGGAAATCAGCGAAGCAGATACCGTGGCATATTGATAAAAAGCCCAATAGAATCGCGCCGTAACCGCCCCGTCGGGAACGATTGTGTCGATGGTAAGCAATTCGCCGTCAAAAGGCAGCCCGGTCTCTTCAAGGCGAGAAATCATATTGCCTCCCCCATCGTAGAAACACAGCACAAAGGAGTCCGGGAAGATGTCAATATCCTCCTCAACCTCAACGGGCTCCGTCATGGAGGCCGTGATTCCGAATCCCGGCGTCACTGAGATGGCGCTTGTAGTCCTCACATTTGAGGAGGAAGGAACGAATACTCCGTTGGCGTTGAGATAGCCTGCGGAAAGCTGTGCCTCTGCCAGAAGGTTCGTCCTGGGATTCCAAATGGAAAGACCTTCGGCTTCTCCCGTTTCCGCCCAAGAGATGGTGACGGTCTGGGGCATCACGGCGCTCTTTACCTCGGTCGTGCTACTCACCGGCGCCGCCGTCTGGATTTGCAGAAAATGTCCCTTGGGGTCCAGCAGAAACAGAGGGTTTTCTGTGTTTGAAAGGGCCATCAGCTCCCGCGCCTGTGCCACAGAATCCGCATAGTTCTTTGTTCCCGTCACGCTCCCGATATATCCCGAAACGCTCCCGGTCAGGTAGTTGCTGGACGCCGCCTGTCTGAGGGGATATGGCGTGAAATTCTGAAGCAGGTTCGGGCTGTTGTTGTTGGAGAATCCGCCCTCGTTCACACCGCCCTTCCCCATGCGGAAGCGATAGGCGTTCAGCATGGCATAGCGCTTTTCTCCGGTCTTTTGCGCCTCGACGATCGCCCATGCGGTGTACTGTATGGCAAAACTCTCGCTGCTTCCCGGCTCCAGCACAGTCCCTTCGCTGTTGATGGGATATACAAGGTAGCGATAGGTTGTGGCCGAGGCCGCGGCATAATCCACAATGCTCAGTGTCGCGGCATTCACGTCCGCAACCTTCCACGCCACGGCGCTTCCGCTTTCCAGGCGGTGCACGGCATAGCGCTGTGCATAGGTCTGCGCTGTCCAGCTCACTCTCACGCCGATTTCCCCCGCTGGGCACACGGTAACGCCGCCCGCAAATGGATATCCGGTGTCATAATTGATCTGATAGGCCAGCGTACCGGAAACCTGTACCCCCTCCACCGTTTCCACGGTGCATTGGATGATATAGGTCTGCCCCGGCGCCATGCCGTCATAGATCAGCTTCAGCTCTCCCGTCCCGGCGATTACGCCGCTGTCATAGACCTCTGTTCCGGAGCTGCTCCCGGCAAAAATCTGCCAGCGCACCCAATTCAGCGGCGCACCCTGTGCCTGTACATACTCTGCCGCAAAGGTATAATCCGTCCCGTCGTTGCTTTCATAGCTGACGGTAAGCGTCGGCGTCCCCCTCGTCACAAAGACGGATGCTGTGTTCTGTACAATGGAGGAGCTGTCGTTCCACCACTGTGTAATCAGCAGTTTGTATTCGTTCCCGTTGGTGATGCCCGCGCCGGAAAGCGCCCCGGCAGAAATCGTTGCGGTAAAATCCTGGACCTCTCCGGTATAGTCGCGACCCCAAAACGGCTCTGCAAGCGCGATCCTCCCCGTGCTGTATAACTGCGTCGAGGCCGCGTTGTTTTCGTAAATCACGATCTGGTATGCCGTCATGGAGACGTTTCCGTTCACGTGCCACGAAACTGTGATCCCCTGGCTGACATCCACAGAGCCGGTCCCGTTCACTTCGTCGGGGCTTACGTCGGTCGGCTCTGTCAGCCGTCCTGCCGTCACAGCGCTGGAAACCACCATAACGGCCCCGCTCACGGTATAGATGTCTCCGCTGGTAAATGTGACCCCGTTCACCGTATGGGTAGAAATGGCATAGCCGGTAGCGGCCTCAAAAGTGATCGTCAGTTTGTCCCCGGTCGCCACCACCGCGCCGCTCTGGAGCTGCTGCGTACCGCGCATCACGGTCACGATGGTATTGTTTCCCTGGTTGATGGTAAGGGAATAGGGATTCGCCGAGGCCGCGGAAACCACCGCCACATTTCCTTGCGCCGTATAGGTCCCGCCGCTGGTAAAGCCCTGCCCGTTCACCGTTGAGGTCGTCAGCGTATAGCCAGCCGCCGCCGTGATGGTAATGGTCAGCACGTCACCAACATTTAAGGTCGCTCCATTGGATAGCGTCGTCCCGCCCCTTTGGACCGTGATCGTGGTGTTGGCGCCCTGGGTGATACTCAGCGTTCCTGTCGTCACGGAGGCCGTGGAAATAATCGTCACCGCGCCGGAAACCGTATGGGTCCCGCCGCTGGTAAAGGCCGTTCCATTCACCGTATGGGTCCCAATGGTGTAGCCGGAGGATGTCATAAAGGTGATCGTCAGTACATCCCCGTAGGTCACGGTTCCGTTGTAGGTGGAGCCGTTCACATTGGCGATGGTAGCGCTCCCCCGCTTTACCATGATGCTGCTTCCGGTCCCTGCGTTGATGGATAGGGCAAAGGTCTGCAGGGACGCGCTGGAAACAACAGTCACATTTCCCGTTACCGTGTGGGTTCCGCCGCTGGTAAAAGTGCTGCCGTTTACCGTGTGTGCCCCCAGGGTATAGCCGGTATTTGCGGCAAAGGTGATGGTCAGCACGTCGCCGTAGGTGATGGTCGCCCCGTTGGACAGGGTAGTTGCCCCGCGCTTTACTGTTATTGCAGATCCAGTCCCCTGGGAGATGGACAAGGTATACTGCCTCGGGATGCTGGTCAGCGTGATATTTTGGGACCCAGCCGTAAAGTTGATCTGTCCGGGATCGGCAGACCAAAAGATCGGATTCGTATAACTGTTCGCGGCGATACTGATGGAGACCATCTTCGTGCCGTCCGCATTGTGCGGAATATTGTTCACCGAGCCCGTAATCGTGCTGCCGCTGTTGTTGACGGTAGCAAAGGTATCGAAATTGTTGAGGAAGGCACTGTTGTTCGACTCTGTAAGGGTAATGGCCGTAGTCCCGTTGATCTTGATGACCATATTCCCGTAATAGGCTTGTCCAACCCACGTGTTCGACTTGAGCTGAAGGCTCGTAATCGTCACATTGGAGGTGTTGGCGCTCTGGTCATAAGTCTCAGACCAATTCACTCTTAGCGTTTGCGATCCGCCAAAGCTCGATGCGGTAAAATCTACATATCCGCTTCTTCCTGCTGCCATTTCATCCTCCCTGTTCTCCCCCATAGGGGGCAACTCCCAGCCGCTCGCACCCCTCGTAGGGGCGCATCCTGTATGCGCCCGCGTCCCCCGTCCCCCGCTGTCATTGCGAGGGCCGCAGGCCCGTGGCAATCCGCTTCCCCGTCCCCTTCGTAGGGGGCGGCGCCCCGACGCCCCGCGCCACCGTAGGGGCGGCTATCAGCCGCCCGCGCCCTCGTCCCCCGCTGTCATTGCGAGGAGCGCAGCGACGTGGCAATCCGCTCCCCCGTCTCCCCCGTAGGGGCGGCTGATAGCCGCCCGCCGGAGGATGGGCCCCATCACGCGATGTTGGAATACCGCAATAGATCCGCGAGCTGTGCCAGCGTCATACTGGCCGCCTGCTCCCGCGTAATATTCACACCGCCGATGCTGTAATGCGTGTCGTGGCTGTCGGTGCTGCTCTGCTGGAACATGCTGGTCGCCGTGCTGCTGGCCGTCCGGTCCACCGCGCCGTAATAGCCCCCCAACGCCGCCAAAAATGCCGCCTGCGCCTCTGCGGAAGCCGTATCATAGTGCGCCGATACGGGGGACGCTGCCAGAATCTCGCTCAAACTCAACCCGCCGTTGCGGATAAGCCCAAGGAACTGCTGTTCTTGTGTCTCGCCGAGATCCTTCTGCGCGTTTTGAAGCGCCTTCTGCGCTGCGGAAACCTGGCTTTGATCCGCGACCCATTCCCATTGCCCGGTCTCCGGGTTAAAAATGCGTACCGTGCGCTGCCGCTGCGCGTTTTCATAGGCGGCTCTGGCCTCATCTACCGCAAGCTGCTTTTCCGCCAGCTCATTGGCGTCGTCGGTGGCGTCCTTCAGCGCCTCGATGGCGTCCACGAGATCGTTCCAAAGGCTGTCCGCAAGGCTCTGCTGGTCCGATGCGTATTTATAGCCCTTGTTTGCCAGCGCCAGCACTTCGGGACTGTTTGCGGCATATCCAGCGGCGAGATACTGGTTCAGCAGCTCCTCGATCTGCTGCTGGGCCTCCGCGTAGAGCTCCAGCATCCGTCCTGTATTCCCCTGGTATTTTGCCAGTTTGATCTCAGCGTCGATATTATCCAACGCCTTGTCAAGTGCGCTTTCCAGGTCCTTCCAGCCCTGCCCCGCGAGGTCCTGCATCTTGCCCGCATAGTCGTAGATCAGGTTTTTCAGGGTCAGAACCTCGTCCGAGGTCTCCTCGTACCCCTCCGCGAGATACTGATCTACAACCTTTTGGATCTCGTCCTGTGCCTGCCGGTACAGGTCGTTCATGTCGGCGTAGCGCTCTTCGTTTTTCGCCAGCTTCGCCTGCAGATCCAGGTTTTTCAAAAGGGCGTCCAGCGCGTCCTTGACGGATTTCATATCCGTCCCCGCAGAACCGCCGCCTCCGCCTCCGCCACCTCCGCCGTCAGAAGACGGGATGCTTCCGGGGGTTTTGTTCAAATTCCCCGTATAAGACATCGGAACCAATGCCTGATTCCCCTCGGCGTCAAGAATCCATACGTGATTATTCCGCCCGCTGGCATGTGCCGGGATGCTGCCGAAATTCCTTGGGTTCCCCAAAATGGAGCGCGTCTGCTCCGCGGTGAACACCGTCGCGCCCCGCGAAAGGTTTACCACGGTCGGAGCGCCGCCGCCTGCGATAAAAGCCCGTCCCCGGTCAGAGATCAGTTCCGGCCCTCGCTCATTGACCAGCGCATTTCCCGCGGCGGCGTTCTGCGTCCCGGAGGCGTAGCCGCCCGTATATGTATGAACAGGGACCCCGTTTGGCGCAAACTCGATGTTGTAGAGTGACTCTGATAGCAGATCAGCGTCTCGCTTCGCGTCCTGCAGGGCTCCGCCCAGCGAGTGCACTCCGCCCGTCACCGCCTCAAACCCGATGGAATCTATTCTTTCAAGCGATTCTGTAGTGTCGTCGGCGGCTTCCTTGACCTCAGTCTGGGCATCCTCCGCCTTCTTGGACTCCGTAACGGCCACGTCGCTGAAAACGCCCATCGCGCTCTGCAGGG